TTCCCGGAGCGAATTGAGCCGCAAGCCTGTTTTCCTGAGCTGAATAGTCGAACTTCACGAAAGCATGTCCCTTCTCGGCTACGAAGCACTCACGGCACATCTTTGCAAGGTCTACTTCCCTGTCTGTCTTTTCAAACAAAACTGTCTTTGAAGGACAGTTATGTACTCTGAAACCATTTGCAATAAATGAGTGGTCAGAAGAAGCAACTTCTATGTCGTAGACTTTGTAGCGGCCCGCAACTGCATGTGTAACTTCCTGTGTGCTTTTGGTGTACACAAGGCCAAGTTGTCCAAGCTGTTGTTTAAGGGATTCGTATCTATGTGATGCACATGAAGGCTTCTTGGCAGGTCGTCTACGTCCAGACCAAGTGCCTCCGCGAATACCACCCTGTGAGTAAGAACTCTTCGGAAGCCATCCGTACCACGTTTCGCAAGCGTTGTATATCCATGACCATCCAAGCACTCCCCCTTGTATGTTGGTGGACGTTTCCCGGTCTGACCGTTCTTTTTGAAGCGAGCTTGTGCAACCCTCTGATTGTGTTGCTCCGCTCTCTGCTCTTCTGTCAGATAAGTCAGGAGAAAGTTCCGGCCCTTCTTGTATGAAATCTTGTACTTCATGCAGAGGTCTCTTAGAAGAGGCTGCGCCGGTGATATATACTCTTCCACGAACTGTCTTGCTAAGGTTTCGTTCGTGTACGCCTCCGCAGTCCTTTTGTGGTTCAGAGATACAATCGCTTTTCGCTCTTCTTCCGGCACTATCTTGGCAATCCATTGGCGCACTGTCTCCTTGTGAGTGCAAAGTACTTCCGCAATTTCGGCTAGAGTCAGCGAGTGCCTGTACAGGTATGCAGCCTGTTCCTGTTTCGATAACATCTGTGACATATAAATCCTCCGCCTCTTCCCAAGTAGTTCCATTCCAAAACTTATGCTCGGGAGTTGTAATAATTGCATACTGAGATTTAGCACTTACCGTGCAAACACAGTCTTTAATACCTTTATACCACACGTTAGTAACAGTAGTCAAGTCTCCGTTACCGTTATATACCTTATCTCCTACATGAAGCTGCTCAATAGGCACGTATCCGTCAGGAGTAAGCACACCTGTCCCTTCTGCCAAGCACTGCTGTAAGTTTGGCGTTACAGCGGATAATCTACCAGTTTGACGTGCCCCCACTACGTTGAATGTACAGCACAAACGATAATCAACTGCACCCTCGGCTATGAACTCTCCCTTGTCGTCGAAGGCAGGGGAACGAGAACCGTCAGGGTATATGGCTACAATGAAACGTCCGAACTTCGGGCCGAGGAACTTGTCTACAATGTTCTTAGCCTGCTTGTACTGAACAAGGTCTGCTACAATCTGATAGCTTCCTGCGAACTCTGTGTAGAACGCTTTGTTGATGCAGGGATTGCATGATACTTCATATCCCATAGCGTTAATCTGTGCTGTCGTACGTGCTGCATAGCGCTTCGGTACAAACAGAACAAGACGCTTGCGTCGCTCGCTGTCCTTTACTATCTGAAGTCCGCCGAACACGTCCTTGAGAGCTTTCTTCTGTCTCATAACCTCTTCGTCGTTGAACAGGTCTGTAGCGTTCTTAAACTTTCTTCCTGTAACCTTCCAGCCTTTAATGTTAATCTTACATCTGTAAGGAACATCAAATCTGTCCATCTGCTCAGCAAGCTGCTTTGGTGAGTTGATATTTACCTCACCATAGTTACGGTCGTAGTCAGACTTGAGCTGATTGTAAGGCTCTCCGGCCTTTGCACAGTTTTCTTGCCACTTGGCGAAGTCGAACTTAGCTCCGCGTACTTTCATAAAGATAGTAACAGGAAGCATTTCCATGTTCATTTCAAAGGCACGCATTAAGCCCTGAGCCTCAAGGATAGGTTTCTGCTTTTCCCAAATACGCCAAGGCTGGTCAGCATCCGAAATTACGTAGTCACGTATCTCCTGCTTATAGCCTTTGTCCCAAAGGTCTCCAAGATGTTCACGGAAGTCTCCGTGTAAGCCAAGGCGCTGACAGATACTTTCGAGAACACTCTTTCCTTTGTGCTCGTCGAGGTACTTTAAGGCAAGGCTGTCGAGGTCATACTTCTGATATTCGTCTATGAGGCTTTCAACTACAGAGACGTCAATGAAGTGACACTTCACGTCCTTAGGATTTATATTATGCTTGACGATAAGCCATACGGCATCATACTGAATGTTTGCTCCGATAATGGTTACGTTAGGATTCAGGAAGAGATTTCTAATATAGGCTCCGCCGTTTCCGTCGTAGCTTTTCTTCTGCTTTCCATCATATGTTCCGATTACGATTACTCGTCCGCGTCCGAAAACGCAGGAAGTACCACGAGCCTTTACAGCTCCGTGGTCTTTCAGGTACGGGTCACTACTCTCGATATCAAGGCTTAAATATTTCATTTACTCACTTCTCCTGTTTGAATATAGCTCTGAATCTAGTCATCATTTCTTCCGGCGAATAATCCACGTGAGTATTGATGGTCTGGTCTCCTCTGCCGTACGCCACTCCAAAACGGATAGCTTTAAGTAAGGCATGTTCCGGGGAACCATTAGGATATTTATTCATTTCCTCAGTTAAATGAGACGCCAAGTCACATTGTTGAGCCTGTATTAAATAATTTGTTGCCTTCTTGTGGCTGTCTGCAGTCCACACCCTTGTTTCTACTTTTCCTATCTTAAGCTCCATAAAAATGCCTCCTTATTTACTCACCTCTTCAGGAAATAAAATATCTACAGGCAGACTGCAGGCAGCCGCTATATCTTTCTGCATAATATTAGTAGCAAACCGTAGTAAGCTGCCTACTACAAACGGTTTAACCCTTATCTTCATTCCGTTCTGTGCTATTACGTAAACTAATGGTCTCTTCTTGTTCATTTCTGATACCTCTCAAAATAGTTCAGTTTTTCAGGTTCTTCAGGCCACTCAATGTGCACAGTCTCTCGAGATATTCCCCGGATATACCCGATACACATAGCTAAAGCTGAGCGCTGTTTAAGGTATTCATCCTTGGCAATCATAGGAGAGCCTAGGATTGTAATGTCCTTATAGTCTTCAAAATAAGCCTGTGCAAGCATCACGCTAATAGAGTTATTCAGAGGGATAAGCTGTCCGAGTAACTTTACCTCGCTCCAAACATCCCTTATCATTTCTCTTCCTGCTACATCGAGTCCATGGAACTCGTAGTATCTGTCAGCATGTTCAATCTTATGTGTGCCTACAGTCCATACTTCATAGTCAGGGAAATCAACTTTAGCATCCAGGCACTGCTTGCCTTTTACAGGTGCTTTTCCAAGGATGATTAGTTTTCTCATTTATCTTTTAACTCCCCCAAGAATATCAGCCCAGTGTTCCCAAGGCTGCCTATAATAGTCAAATCGAATTACCCTATTGAGGAGATTTCCTGTTACAGAAGGAAGTCCGATTATAATAAGATACAGTGGGCCAAGGTACAGACTCTGTTTCTGATGTCCTTGCTCGTGCTTTATACTTGTGGCTGTATAGTAACCTCCAAATATGATGTATTTACCAAGCGATACACCAAATCTGTATCTGCTAGTACGATATACCAAGTACTGCTTTTTTGCCTTTGTAAACTTGACTATGCAAAGCCCCAAAAGATTCTGTGGTAGCTGCCAAATATACAGTAAAAAGTTTCTCATGTTTATTCTCCTTCACGACCAATCTTTTCTTCAATTCTATTGACAGTAGACTTTGCTGCACTGTAGATTTCTTCAAGTTCTTCTTCGTTATAATAGTCTAAGTTCAAATCTGACAGGTAGCATTCTAACTGTAACTTTGTCATTTCTCCACCTCGTTTACTCTTTCAAAATAAAACTTGTTATCCCATTCGTGAAAGGTTATCATTCCATAACGTTCTGCAACTTTCATGATGTATATTTTCTTGATACGTTTTATCAATTCGCCAAGAAAAACTGTCCGCCAAGTTTCAAGCCTTGTTGCTCGTTTATAATGGTTACAGATACGGCAAGAAGGATTGTAATTTTCAAGACTGTCTGCACCGCCTAATCGCAACGGAATGATGTGGTCTACCTGCATTTCGCTTAATGTAATTTTATGTCCACAATATGAACATCTACCGTTATATTTTTGATAGACAAGTTCTCTAATCTTTTTAGTCATTTTCATCTCCTACTCGTTGATAAAATCAATTAAACAAGTTATCCACATAAATACTCCCAAAATAATTACAATTATAGGGAGTCCAACAATCCATAAAATTACACGCAAAATCTTAACAATAATATCTTTCATTTTCCTCATATCTCCCATTTTTCAAAATTAATACAACTTCGATAATACTTACCCATATCTCCGTCTTTTAGACATTGATAATTACCTTTCAAACTTTCTCCCACAAACTTAAAATGTTTACAATTTCCGCAACACTTTAATTTTTCTTCTGCTTCCTCATACCCACGCTCAAACAAATCAAAATAAGGACTTAAAGGTTTTCCGTTTACCACATATTCTGGAAACAACTTACAAAATAATTCTTCTTCATTCATTTTTCTTTTATCTCCCAATAAGATTGTCGATAACAACTTTTACAAGGTTCTTCTGTGTCTACATCTTTAGAAAAGTGCATACAAGTTGAACACGTTTTTTCTCTAATTTTTTCAAGTTCTTCTTTAGTCATTTTTTCTATCTCTCCCATAATTGGTGTCCAAGTCCCACTTATCCAATCGTTTAAGTGCTAAGATGTAGATTACTGCTTCAATCAGTGCACATATCATAAACTTCAACCACAAGTCCATAGGCATGAAATCAGCATACTTGAAATGCTGAACTAACAACAAAATTATTGAACTAATCATTCTTTATACCCTTTATCTGTTATAAGATTAATTACAAACTCTGAATTGCTTTTAGTTATACGCAATTCTTTCTCCATGTTCTCTATGCGTTTATTCTGCTCAGCATCTGTAATACTCTACGCAGCTAAAATCTCTTCCTGCTTACAGCTACTGTCACTAAGGACTATCCCTAATAACACCAATTCAAGTAATACAATCACGCATAGAAACCAATAGTATGTTCTACGCATATTTACCTCATAATAAAGTCCCCTCCCACAAAAGCAGGAGAGGACACAAGGCTATTTACCCTGAAGCTTCTTAAGCTCTTTACCATTGACATAAGTAACAATCGCTGTGATGAGTGCACCAACTGCGATGATGATACCATCTACAAGAAGAATAGTCTTGCTGATATCTTCCTTAGTCATGCCACTAAGAATAAGGATTGCAGCTCCGGCAATCAAAAGTGCAAAGCCTACAACCTTTACCCATTTCTGCTTGAAAAAGTTCATTTCATGCCTCCTTCATATGAAGTATACAATCATTATATGACTACCAATAATAATTGTCAATAAAAATTATTTCTTTTTTGAAAGATTTTTGAAGCACTCTTCCATATCAGCCCAGCACTTCTCACTCTCTTTGAGTTCCTCAGGAGGGCAGGGATAGACTTTGGCTTCTTATCTGTTATCTCCCGAGCCATTAATCTTTCCCCGCTCTTTACGCGATGCAAGCTTTTGCAGATTCATTTCTGCAACCAAATCCAAATCAACACCGAGGCAGGTAGCAAGCTCAGCTACGAACCACATAACGTCCCCAAGCTCTTTGACGATAGCGCCTTTACGCTCTTCATTGATTTCACCCGAGCAGTCACGCAATGCTTTAGCGTACTTTCCAGCTACTTCTCCTGCTTCCTCGGCCAAGCCGAGAGCAGGGTAAAGATAGTTGACCGGGGTGTTGATGTTGTCACCTGCGATGAGGCCACAAGGATAACTTGCAGTCTCGTGTGCCTTTTTCTGATATTCATTCAGTTCTAACATTTTACGTGCTCCTCATCTGTCTTGCTTAACAGACTCAATGTAATTCCATAGGCATTTGATAGTGCCTTTATAATGCCAAGTACTATTACAGCTACTTTAGCCGTGCCACTAAGAGTACAATATGCAATTATAATTAGTGCAGCTCCTGTGACCATGTTAGGCCTCCTTAGTCCTTAAACTTTGCAATGTCCTCTGCTGTAGTGCCAATAGCAACATTAAGCAGGGTAAGATAGCCAATCAAATCGCAGATATCGTTTTTACGAAGCTCATCACCGTTTTTTACCCGGCTGAGCTTGTCGTCAATTCGTACAAGGATTGCGGCGGTTTTCGTATCTACGTTCTTGAGATGCTTTGTGAATATCTCAATCGGATTGATTGCACTGTCACCATACTTCTGATTTTTGTACAGAAGCAAGTCCTTCATAGCGTCTGTGATTTCACGGATTTTACGCTGCGTAGGCACTTCACCGTAAGGGTCTTTATCGCTCATCATGCGAGCAAGAACATCTCCCTGCACTTCATCCATAGTAATCCTTACTTCTGATGCAGGAGCAGGTTTTACTGCTGACCCTACGTTCGGCACTCTTATTGGTGATTTCATCCTGATAGCTTCAGTACACTCGTCACACATAATTCTTCCCCGTGGTATCTGTTTCCCACAGACCTTACATTTTGCCATTTCTAGCTCCTTCGACCTTTATAGGTTCGTATGTTTTATTTCTGCTCGAGATAAAGTTATTCGGAAGTATCACAGGTGCTTTGTCTCCGTAATACGGAAGCGCCCGCTCTACATCGTAAATAACCTACTCAGAAGCTTCTTCCCAAGTTCAGTTGTTCTGCTTCATAAAGCACTCACATAAGCGCTCGAAGCTGTAAGCCACATGGCTCATATCTTTTGCAAGACCAATAATAGCAGGGTAAAAGTCCTCACGGTCTTTATCACCAATCAGATAGAAACCGTGGTCTTCTCCGTGCTCAAGCCAGTCTTTAGTTACTGTTCTCATCCTTACCCTCCAGCTTTCTATAGAGACCTATAAATGCGTCTGAAAGCTTATCTTTGCCGCCCATACAAGGTTTAATCTCAGGGCACTTTCCACCGAGCCAGCCGCAGGCAGGAGCACAGCAATAGCCGACAGCCTTCAGGAAAGGGTCTTTATTCTCCCTGAGGGTCATAACCATTTCGAGCATAAAGCGATGCGTGTTAGCTTCTGTTCTGATACATAACCTCTGCTTTGCCATTTCGATAAAGCTTTCTGCAGTATGGTCTTGCATAAAAAGCTTATCTTCGTAAGGGTCTGAGCTTCTCTCCTTGCCTGTCCAGTCAGGCCTGCTTGACTGTACTTCAGGCTGAGGATGCCCCTTAGTAGCCCGGATAATCTGCATAATCACAGACTTTGGTCTTGTGTCTACAAGACGGAAGTGAACGGAGCGCAGAGTAGAATGATTGGCGCAAATCTGCTTTATCCAAAACTCTACTTCGTCCTTCGGTGTGAAGAATGTGTTCTGTAGCTCCATATCTTCACCTTGTGTAATCTTACAGGCCTCTCTGTAGTCATACAGAGGGTCACGATTAAGTACTCGAAATCTCATTCTCTTTCTGCTCCTTTTGCTTTATCTCTTTATAGCCATTCATAGCACCGCCGATGAATGTTCCTATCAGTAACCATAAAATGTTACTGCTTACAAACGCGATAAATGCCCACATTATTCCTCCACCAGCCAAAGGCTGTAAATAGTTTCAAAATTATTAAGCTGAGTTTTCTTCAGCCACCCGGCTTTAATAAGGCTGTCCACAAGATTAATCTTCATATGGTCTGTCAGCTCCTGCTCGACATGTGTGGCTCTAGCCTGTTCAGCAGTTTCGTTTATAGCATAAGGACTTGTTATTATACTGACGTTAGGTACACAAAAATTAACTCTGTTTCCACGCTTACGAAGCTTTTCTTCAAGCGACCTTACATAGTCTTCCATACGAAGTCGTTCACATTCTGCAACCGCTAACCTGTCGTTAGCTTCGTTACAGTCTTTTACAATTTCTGTATTTGCTTTACGAAGCCTACGTAGCTCCTGATAAAGTTTCCATAATCTTTTGATTTTTCTTTTCATAGCTTCCCCCTAATAACTTCTATAAGCAAGTAAATAACAATAATCTCAGCCAAAATCCCTGCAGCTGACATTATGTAACTAAGCATCGTTCAACTCCTTTACAATATCAATAAGTTTAGACAGGGAGTACTTGCCCGAGGCAGGGATAAGATACAGCCCTTCCCTGCTTCTCGTGCAGCCGACGTACAGAACCCGGAGCTCTTCGTCAGCATTGAGCGTGATGTTCTCACTAACAACCCTCGTACAGTCCATAAACATCGCAGTATAGTCTGCCTCGCCACCCTTTACCTTGTGGACAGTAGAAAGCAGACAGAAAGGCTCTGTCATTGTAGACATTTTCTTAAGGGTCTCAAGTCCCCAAGTATCAACCAAGTCCTGATAGAAGTAACGCTCTTTTCCCGGGATAAGCTCCGAGTGCATAAAGCTGTCGTTTATATCAGCAATCTTGTTCTCTTCCATAAATCTCTGTTTTGCTTCTTCGTTACCATATCCTACCTTTCGGTAGTTATAGTAGCGCTCAATCTTACTGAGGTCTCGCGCAGAAATACAAAATCCCTTACTTGTATGATACGGAACTATGAACTGTTCAAGCACCGTAGCCATATCTGCAATAAAACAGTTTGTGCGGAACAGAAGATACCAGCGGCCCGGCATAACTCCGTGTGACTTTAAGTCGTCACGGATAAGTCGTGCCAAAACGTTACGGTCAGGAAGAGTCTCAACAAAGCCCTCGCGGTCGTCCGCAGGTCTGTAGTCTTTCTCAACCTTCTCCTGAATAAGGTCTGTAATTCCCTTGGAAAACTCGTAAACTTTTCTCGGAAGTCTGTACGAAATCTCGTGCTTTACGGTCTTGTAGTGGCTTGCCATTTCAACCAAAAGTTCCGGGGCAGCGCCATTATAAGTGTACAAGCAGTTATGCACTGTAAGGCCGCCCTTTGTAACGTAGGTATGATACTTAGGCACATCAAGGCTGTATACGTCACCGTAATACCATTCACGGGACATCTTAAATGACTTCCAAAGCTCGTCCTTTTTGCAACAGGCTTTACCGTAGTAAACAGGAACAGACATTACCGCAGGCAGGAGATTACAAGCCTCACAAAGTGACATGCAGCTTCCGCCACTCTTAGCCTGAGCCTTCTCGTGATTGAACATTGGAAGGTCAAGTCTAAGATGTAAGTCTTCCAACAAGTTCTTAGCTCGTTCGCTGAGTGCGCGACTTCCAAGCACTTTGTAGAGGCTTTCCACCAAGTCTCCGTGCCACATCTTCCAGCTTATCTGCGGAATACCATATTCAAGAGACAGCTTCTGCTCCCAAACTAAGGCACTTTCTTCTGAGTGACACAGTTTCAAAATCCAACCTTCTTCTGCACCTTCATTGTTCATGCACAGAATGAAGTGTGTAGCTCCCTGCTTATTGAAAAGCTGACACTGACCGATACGGAACCAGTCACCTTTTCGCATGAGATAAACGCAGCGCAGGCTTGTGTCACGATTGTTCCAACGTACAAGCATCTTGTGCTCAGGAGTAAACTTATTCTCAATGCCATTCACTGTCACTTTAATCAAGTCACCCTCGTAGTGTCTGCTTGCCACTGTAGGTACGTACTCTGCATGCTGCTTTCCGTAGTAAGCATAATCCTTCATTGAGAAAGTAATCAGGCTATGACCCTCAACTTTCTCAATAGGTACGTATCCGTCTTTTGTCAGTACAAGTGAGCCTGCAGGCTGGCACTGAAAGTCGTCCCCGAGGCAGATTACTTTCTCTGCTTCGGAAAAGGCTTTCATACACACCTGCCACTGTAACGGTGTCAAGTCCTGACACTCATCAATGAGGGCAATCTTTACACCCTGCAGCGGCTCTCCCTGCTCCATGTACTTCAAAAGACAGTCATAGAAGTCCACAAGGTCATGGCCCTCTTTGAAGGCTTTGTAAGCATTTACAAGACGGTCGTATCTGAAACGGTCATAGTTACCGTCCACAAATACACCTCGCTTACTGCCTGAACGCTCGGCATCATAACGCTGAAGAAGTCTGTCGTCTTCAGTTACGTGACCGAACGCATCGTTCATAGTCAGGGAAAAACCAAGCTCCGAGTTGAACTGGGCTATATCTGATTGAGTTATAATATTCTTTCTTGCTAAATGAGCCTCACGGAAACACAGCGCGTGCAGTGTCTTAAAGTGCATAAGGTCGTCAGGAGTAAGGTCTTTATTTACTGCAAGAGCTCTTGCAACACCTGTCTCAACACCTTTTCTTGTGTAGGTTACAAAAGCAATTTCGTCAGGTCTGTATGACTTAAGTGCGTCTGTAATAACCTGCATAGCTGTCGTGGTCTTGCCTGCACCTGCTGAGGCCAAATGAATTGTCACATCGTCCGTATTAAATCTCACCACCATAAGACTATTCTCCAAACTTTATTATTACATCAAGGCCTGCATCTACAGAAGAGCGGAAATTAGACATAGGGTCTTTATGACGCCTGATATTCTTATCTGCCTGAGCCCACCAAGAAGGTGTAACTCCACCCTCAGCATAAGTTTCAAGGTACTTTGCAAGATACCATCCTTCTCCTTTTGAAAGATAGAAGTTTCCCGTGTGCTTGCACCAGTACTCGTCTGTCACAGGGTCTATTTTGTACTGAAGTTCTCCTTCAATATAAATCTCTGCCCTGTGGGGCTTTGACATATCTTTCTTAGCCCCACGGACAACAACTTCATAAATACTGTTGTCTTTAGTAGCCTCTATAAAGGCTATAGCTTCCTGCTTACTTTTTGTCTGTTTATAGTCCACCACTCTCATATTTAACCTCCTATGAGAACTCTATAGAGCAGGGAAAGGACTCCGCATATTACGTAAACGGCTCCTAACCCTACTACCGTGCAGAACAGGCTGATTAGCACTGTAGCAATGGCATCAGCCCACAGTTTTCTCCACTTCCTGTTCATTTTTGCCCCCCTAGAAACGGCTGTCTTCGTCGCCTGCTTCGTTGTATTCACCACTGTCTTCGTCAGTGTCTTCCTTCTTACTTGCAAGCTGAATAGCCGCAGCACGAAGTGCATCCTGCTCATACATATCATCGTAATACTCGAAACGTTTCTCAAGTTCCTCATCAACATCTTTGACCCAGCACTTAAGCGTCACTTTCTTTCCTGACTTCGTTGTGTAGCTTACACTTCCTTCAGTGCATCCGAAGTGCATAAGCTCTTCACGAAGGTTTGTTCGACCAAGCGTGAAACGCTCAATACGAAGATAATCTTTTACACCATCGGTTGAAAAATAGTATTTACCGTCTTCCTTATAAACCTGTCCGGCGTTTATCATGTATGAAGCACCGTTGGTAACCTGACGGTGAGTCAGGTATTTGACAAGCAGGGAATGAAGTTCATTCAGCTCGGTTGTATCACTTTCTGCTGAAACTTCAATCTCTCGCTCACTCATACCTTCCATACAATGATTCAATGTATCAATCCATAAGTTGTTCTTAATCTGCTGAGGCATCCACCCAAGCTGGTCAATACACTTAGTCTGCACTATCAGCTGATTGCGCAGTTCCGAAGCATCCTCAAATCGTACAAGCTTAGGCTCTTTACCCGGTGCGGCAATTTCCCATAAATAGTAAGGTATGCGGGCAAGTACCTTAGATATAGGCCCCATGCAGTCAGCTCCAGTGTTTTCATTCTGCTGCGGATTACTCTTCTGACACGCAGTAAACTGACGTTTAGCACACTCCCTGCGGTTACAGTAGGAGCACATAGGGTCTTTAGAGCAGGAGTAGTTCCATTCCTTTCGGTTGGCACTCTCCATTGTACTCTGTATTCCCTGCATATCCTCATATTGAAGAGGTGCTTCCATACAGTTATCAAGGTCAAGAAGTTCAGGAAGATAGTCATAGTCCTTTCTGTACTTCTTCTTAAAGTAAACGCTTGCATGGAAGTAAAAGTTATTTCTTCCTGCGTTCGCGTTTAAGGCACCTGTAAGGGCCATCATCTGAATACAGAAAGGAGCATCCGAGTAAGGAAGCTTTGCTAAAGTCTCTTCCATTTCTTCAACTGAAGTGTAATTAGCTTTGATTGTTTCAAGAGCCTGCTCTATACCAAGGAACTTACCGTCAACAGAAATCATTCTGTTCATAGCCTTTCCTGAGGCAGCATTGAAGTAAGGCAGGAACACACATTTGCCGTCTTCGCCTGGAACTTCTGTTGCGTGCATAGGGAAGTACTCAACCTTACTCTTGTGTTTGTCATCACAGTAAAGCATATCAAGTCCGTAGACTGTGATAATCTTTTGCAGAAGCTCGATTACCTTTCCTGCATCCTCTGCTTTCTTGAACATAAAGTAGATATGCAATCCTGAGCTCTTTGACTGACAGGCAGTAAACTTCCATCCGACTGCATACATGCGTCTGATAAGGTGCAGGAACTGACCCGGCTGTCCGTAGACATCAATATCAATTACACCGTAATAGCACATATTACGTGCTATGATATTTCCTTCTTCGTCTATAACGTTGCACAAAGGCTCTATAGCACAGCCACACTCACCATTGAGGTGCATACGGTAGTCTTCAATAGATACAGGCTTCTTAATTTTATTTTCTTTATCTTTAGGGTCAAGCAGAGCGTAGAACACACGACTTGCTTTATTTTTACCTGAGCTTTCCTGCTTAAAAGGTGGTACGTGTTTTACGTACTTCTCACGGCTTCCGTGGAAAACGGCGTAAAAGTCCCTAAGCAACTTTTCAGCGTCCATATTCCCCTCCTAGCCAATATAGTAAAACTCGCCTCTCTTTATACATTTGAGAGCCACGTATTTTGTTCCGCATACTTTGAGTATAGGAAGATGTGGCTGGTCTCGGTATTTAGACTTACTTGCTACAGCGGTAAACTTTATGAATGAGAATGAGCCGTACTCATAACTTGGCTCTTTAGGGTCAAAGCCTACGCAAGTCAGATTATTTGCTCCGCTGCCAATCTTTACAAATTCTTTTATCAGCTTGTCCAAGTCTTGCACTACAGGACTGTAAATCTTGTCCATGTCCTCAGCTTCTTCTGCTGATGCAGGTGCATAAACAATCCTGTCTAAAACTACTTCTGCTGTGAGTGAGCCGTTCATAATTCTAGGCTGCAGGTCATCACCGCAATGATAGTACTGTTTAATGATATCTTTTGAGTAGTAGGCTTTGCCACCTGCTATTACTTTGTAAAACATACCGTCCTCCTTTGAACTATGGGGAGGCAGGGAATTGAACCCTGCTATCGTATGGACGCACAAAATCAGAAAAGCGTTTGGTGGTTCCTCCACCCGTTCACCCCGAAAAAGAAGGCAGGAGAAAGTAAATCTTACTAAATCTTACTCCTGCCTTTGTTCCTAGCCGCCGTCGCTAGGAGACTTTAGATTAGAAGCGGACTGCCTCACCGTCAGAGTCGTCTTCAGCAATTTCTGCTACAGTGCGGCTCTGAGCACCTGGAAGAAGTGAAGCGATGTTGTTACGCTTAGCTACCATTGTGTACTCAGTGAAAGCTTTGTACATTTCTGTGTAGCGCTGCATAATGTCCATCAGCTCGTCCTTTGCAAGGCCACCTTTTACTGCCTGAAGTCCTGTTTCAGGAGAGTAAGCGCAGTTGCGCTGCTGCTGAATCTCGAACTTAGGATAGTAGTAAGTCTTGTTGTAAGTTTCGTTCTTCACTGCCTGAGTAGTGATATCGAAACGAAGCTCAGGAACAATCTTACTGTTGGCCTTTACAAGCTTCTCAAGTTCATTGTAGTACTTGTTTCCTGTAGAACGGAAAGAAAGAACTACTCCCTCGAGTTCAGGGTGGTCATGCAGGTACAAGAATACCCAGTGCACAGGCTGCAGTACGTTACCATTGTTTAGCGGTCTGTCGAAGTTTCCTTCGAGTGGAACCTGCATAGCATCCGCAGGGTGCCAGTAACCTACTGTCTTAGGCATTTCATTTTTATTTGCAGCAGGTTTAACTTCTGCAAATACTTTGAACATACCGACGATTGTTGCGTCAATATGCTGACCAAGGCGTGTCTTAGACGAAGCGATAACATAATCGCGTGCCTTTGCACCCTTGATGTAAGCAACATCACCTTCTACAAGTTCATTTGCTGAAGGGTCAAGGATTTTGAGCCACAGCAAGTTAGAACCGCTTTCAGCGCGGATTGTTGCTTCTGCCTGTGCTGCCTGTGCAATCATTACATTAAGGTCAGCACCCTGTGTTGCTGGTACTCCAGCTGTTTCCTGCTTTGCAGGTGTCTTCTTTGTAGCCATAGTAGCTACCTCCGTAAATTGGTAATAACGTAAAAACGTAAAAACGTTCTTCGTTCCCGTATGGGGCGTTATCCCTGCTTCGGTCTTTGTGCCCGGGAACGCACGTGACCTACATTCTGCAGCTTAGGTGTGCAGTGCACCACTTTGGTCAGTACAGGAGTTGAACCTGTAATATTGACTTCCACTCGCCCAACTGACCACCGCAGGACAGGAAAAGTGAAAGAAAACCTGCCTACTCGCTTTCGCTTACGTATCTCCGGTGGATACGCTCACCTTCCATCACTCAAGGAGAGAGTATTAATGCCCCATTTCAGGCTTATGGCACTGCAGGGAATCGAACCCTGCTATCGGGTAAAAGCAGGAGAAACTATGGTAAAAACTCCTGCCGTTCACAGTTCCGTCTGTTCGTTAGTGCCAAAAAACCTGTCAACCTGCTCGTCAGCCGATTTAACTTTCTATTCAGAAAGAGGGTGAGACAGGAGAAACACCCTGTACGTTTTGACTACTGTAACCCTGTAACAAACGTACAAACTGAGGATAGGTGGAGAGAGGACTTGAACCTCCATAAGCCGTTATCCTTTCGGGAATACTCCACCAAAACTTAAAGTCTCTGCTCACTCAGTAACTCGGTACGCTTTCCGTATGGATTTACGGTAGTACTTAATTCCCGTTTACTCACTCCTTAAAACTTGGGTACTTCAGGCTCTTCAACTTTAATGACGTGCATCTTTACGCCATTCTTGCGCAAATCATTGAAAATCCTACTAAGCTCATCTGCAAGGTCTACAGGATACTCAAGCTGAAGCGTCATTTTCTTATTAAGGCCCGGGAAGTCACTCTTCATAGCTTCCTTATTGACCTTAATTCCAATCTGCATAGGCTCTTCCTGCAATCCGGCAGGGGCAGGAGAAGCTGCAGCTTTCTCCGCAAACTTGGCACGAAGTCTTTCCTTTTCTGCTTCGACCTTTTGAAATACCACAGACGCAGGTTCGTAAGCAAGCATATCTGTGTAGGTCTTAGGGTTGATGTACTCTGAGAACTCACCCTGAGAGCAGGCCTTTTCAATAAGCTCGATGTCAGCTTCCTTCTGCTTTCTTGTAGAAGCTTCTGCCTGATACTGTTCACGCAAGTCCTGTGCAACAGCCTTCATGTCAGCAGTCTTATTGTAGTATTCCTTCTTGCGTTCAACTTCAAGTTCAAAGCCAAACTCTTCTGTAAGGTCTTCAACAAGTCCGTCGATTGCAGCATTTACCTGAGCACGGCGCTTTTCTTCTTCCTTATCAAGGATTTCGTCACACTGTGCTTCCATCTTTGTGATGTCGTCCATAATCGCATCTGACGCTACCTTGAATACCTTTTTAGGGCCGTCAAATACACCTTTTACATAGTCTTTGACCTGTTTGTCAAAGGCGTTACGCCATCCCACAATTCCCTTTTTGATTACGCGCACGCGCTCAATGTTCTCGTCAGTCATTTCCATTTTGAGAACAGTCGCAAGACGAAGCTCTAAGAACTCCTTCTGAGCTGCGAGTGTATTGTCTGCATTAGGGAATACAACTTCTTCCTTCTTAGGAAGGGAAAGGGCAGGAAGAGGAGACAAAAGTTCCTCATCTGTCAAAACTGTTTTCTTCTTTGATTTAGCCGCCATATTTACCACCTATCTGCTGTTTCTGAGCTGAACGATTTTTTTATCGACAGCCCTAAATACATCTTCTACTTCATCGTCCGGGCCTACTGTAGCCGTCAGACTGATTGTCAACATCTCGTAGTTACCTAACCAAGGTTGAACTTTCGTTCAACCCTTATTTCGCTAATTTTTCCGTCCATTAGCTAACCTCCTCACTTTAGTTTCAAAAGCCTTCTCAATGCTCCAATGTAACTTACCAAGTCTGTGATATACTGTGAGATACGGTAGACCCAGCTCGCGACACCAAGTTTTCAAAGGCTGTGTTTTCCCTTTGTACGTAATGTTTCTTAAATATGGATTACCTGTCGTATTAAACGCACGTTCCACATCCCAATGTCTTAGAACAATTCTTTTATATGTAGGAACATACTGTGGTCCTAATTCTTCACACCACTGCTTGAGCGTCTGTGTTCGCCCTTTATATGCGATGCTAATATTAGAACGTCTATTATTAGCCTGCTCCTTTACTGTAACCCACCTACAGTTTTCAGGAGAATAGCCCTTGTTGTTATCAATACGGTCAATGGTCAAGTTATCAGCGCAGCCACTCTTAAGTGCCCAAGCATAAAATGCTGCAGGATGTGTCAACCATTCATCACAGATTGTAATGCCTCTACCACCATAGCGTTCAAAATTAACTGCCGTTGGCACGTAGCATCGTGTATACATATTATGATAAATGCTATTCAACCTGCCCATTTTCATTATTTACCTCCTTTGGCACCATATAGAAGAGTCTTTACATCCTCAATATCTCGAGGAAGGACTCTGTAAAACATTTTATCGTGAACGCATATACATGCGCACTTACCAACTTTTTTACCCTGCAGCTCTAAGAACCACTTGTAACATCCAAGCTGCCACGCAAGGTATTCAGGCTTAAACTTGCCTGTTTTAATATCATACAGGTCATATGCACCATCGTGCTCAACTATGATATCTACTGCTGAAGCATAGTCCTTCAAGTCCCACACGAGAACTTCTGCCATAGCCACTGCACGTAAGTCAGGAGAAGAGTACCGCTTTGTAAGCTCGTCGTGTACCCACTTGGCTCCCGGATGGATTGTGTCAAACCGTCCTGAGTCAATCCAATTCTGTATCCAGGCGTGAACCTGACTTCCTTCGTCACAACGCTCAACTACCTGATTTTCTGCATCCTTGAAGTTCAGCTTCATGCGTTCACAAATCTTACGTGTAACGCCTGAAAGCTGCTTTCCTCTGTAATGGTATTCGTGAAGCATTTCATTAAAGCTCACTCCGGGTGCATAAGATACACGACCTTTACCTACAATCAACATACTTTACTCCGTCTGATATTGAATATACACCTACTTGATTAATATGTCAAGTGGGAAATTGCAATTTTTATTTATACTCCTGCAAGGTCAATCAAAAAGATATTCTCATAGGCAGAAGGATAATCCCTGCCACGGGTACGGCTTCTGATTTCTTCAAGCTGGTAACAGTGCCGCTCGGATAGTGCAACAGCTTTCCACTGTGACGAAGGCGGTGTAACCACGCCGATGTCTGCAAGAGCCTCATAAGGAGAAAGTCCTTCAAAGCCCATCTTATCAAAGAAGTGCCACATATTGAACCAGCTTATCTGTTCAAATAGTCTGAAGTTTTCCTTGCAGTCTACTGTAAAATAAGCATGGTTTGAGAGAGTTTCGCTGACAAGCTCAAAGAATGAACTGTACAGGAAGTCTGATTTGTATACCTTATCAATCTCTTCCTCGTCAAGCTCAACACCAAGTCTTGTATATATGCTGTTGATAGCTTTCTTTGCCCACATCTGTGGAATAGCCTGTACATAGTCCTTATACGAGTAGCGCCATGTTCTGTATATCTGCCCCTCGTGAGCTATGAACATAGGCTCAACGGCAAAGAACTGGTCAAACTTGGCTACAGTAGCATTGATAAGGTTGCCTCTTTCGTCGTCAACAAAGCGCATGCAGGAGGCAAGAAGGATTTCAGCGAGTACAAGCTTTTCCTCATCCTTCAAGTCACGACGCTCCTTAGGATATTCCTTAAAGGCGTCATTGATTGCTGCCAAGTCATGCTCATTAGGCTTATCCATTTTTCCTTCCCAATAAGCAAGGTCAAGTTTTACTTTCTTCATCAACCCTCCTTTGTAAGCTTTATAGCAAAATTACCTAATGGTGCTCTGCCTGAACTGCGGTAGCAGCGTAAAGCGTTCATACCTTTACGTATCGCCTTAAGCTCGTTTTCATCAGTGAAAACCTCAAACGGAAATGATGGCTTAGCATCATCATATACAGTGACTTTGAACATCTTAGTGCTCCTTAAATATAATCTGTTCACCTTTCTTAAGTGACCAGCAGTTTGCGTTTGTCATAGCACACTCGTAGCAGTTTCCACTGCAGTAGCGTGCTCCATCTTTTGCAGTTGTGGTTCCGTCCCTGTAGAACACATGTGCCTCAGGAAGATTATAAGGATTCTGCATAGGAAGTCCTTTCCAAGCAGAGAATATAATATGCAGGTTATCAGGAAGTGTACGTGCACTCAGGTAAGAGTTCACTATTGCGTACTGCTTTGTAAAGCACAATATTTCGCAATGAGGATTGTTTAGGGCAATTTCTGTCATGTTTGCAAGATAGTAAACATCAGGCATGTCACCACTGACCCCAAAACGAAAGTGTGTCGTCATAGCTACAGCAGCATTTACCTCGCGCCAAAACTTTAGTGGTTCGTTTTCAAGCAGGTAAAGATTACGTTCATATGCAGCACCTACTGTTTTCTGCCTTCGCATTACGTAACGTTTTACATAACACTTCCTGCCACAAAACTTTACTGCTTCAGGTGAGCAGGTTTTTACAGGTGGCAGAGAGACAGAAGGTACTGCACCCATTTTAGAGTTACCGCGACTGATAGATACGTGCAACTCTGATGCGTCTACATTATGCATATATTCATCCTTAAAATAAAGACCCTCTAATCTGACAGACTAGAGGGTCAAGGTGTGAAGTAAAAAATTAAATAATTTAAGAGGGAGTGGATTGTTACAGCCCACTAGCTGTTCCTAATTTTGGGCCTAAGCCCTTAAGATATATGTCTAGCAACGCTAGGTTTGCTACACCTGCAAGCAGGATTAAGCTCTTTAAGTATAGTACATAGGTGTCAGCTGTCAATAGTCTTCTGAATTGTTTTCAAAAGACCTTCAAGTCTAGCCTTATCACCAAAAGTACACAGACAGGGAACACCATCGTGTTTGTCGTCCTCATCGTCGTTGTGAATAATCCTGTCATCACAAGCAAGGATGAACCTGAACTCAAGCAAGGCCATTTCCTCTTTCTTGTCGGCACATAAGTCATGCAGCTTATTCAAATACTTGTTCAGTTCGAGCAGAATAGTTTCTACCTCTGACTGTGTTGCCTTGAGCCTTGCTATAATCATATCCTGGTCTATGTCATCAAGTTCGTGACGGCGGATTTTATCCATAAGTTGTTTTTCCATAAGTACTCCTTAGCACACCTGTTCAGGCAATTTTCCGTATAAAGCAATAGCCTGTTCCATACTAGGCTGTCCAATTTCTTCCCAATCACCATCCTTCATGTCAAGTACTGTTCGTGCAAGTCTGATGATGTTATCCTTTACCTTAGGTGACAGATTATATCTTGCCACAGCCAAGTCAAGCAAGTTCTGTGCATTATATGTAAGCTTACAGTACTTAGTAACCTCGCTATCACTCAGTTCCTGATTAAACTTTCCCTGTCGCTTCATCTGCTTTTCTACAGCACTCTTTACACGGCTACGAAGCTCATTATACCCCCTAAACATAGGCATAATAATACTAGCGTCTGAACAATAGCGGATAGATACTTTATCAAGCAGAGGCGCAGATAACTTTGCCCAATACTGCTTTATTGACTGTGTAGAGCATACACATACATGACTGTCGCTTGTGAGATTGCCGCAAGGGCATGGATTTGTAGTCATTACAAGCTGAAGGTTGGCAGGATAAGTTGTACTCTTTCCCGCTCTTGAAAGAGTCATTTGTCCTGTCTCAAGAGGAACACGAAGCATCTGAAGCACTGAAGTCTTAAACTCTGCAGCATCCTTCAGGAAAAGAACTCCATTGTGTGCAAGGGAAACTTCTCCTGGCTTACATTTTGGCCCTCCACCACACATTCCTTCGATTGAAGCTGTAGGGTGTGGAGTACGGAAAGGTCTTTCAATAATTTTCTGATTTGGCTTAGTAAGACCTGCCAATGAGAAAATACGGTTTACACTTGTCTGCTCATCAGCCAAAAGATTAGGCATAAACTGCGTAATCTGTGAAGTAGTATAGTCTCTGCCCTTAGTGTTCTTACCAAACACAAGGATGTGATGTCGTCCCGCTGCTGCAACTGCAAGGGCATACACAAGTCCAGGGCCAGGAGTCACATCTAACGTTCGTGTGTCAATTTGCTTTTCATCCTTTGCCAAGGGTGCAAAAGTTACCTTTTTATCAATATCTGATGTCTCCACTGTGAGAGTACATCCTTCATATCCAAAGCTTTCATTTTCTGCCATATTAGGCCTCCTTTCTAAGATTTAATTCAGGGTCACCGTCGGTAACCTCTTTTAATCCACTTCTAAGTCCACTGAGTATGCAACAGTATCTGTCACGCTCAGAACCTTCACAACATAAAACAGCCATTGTAAACTCGTCTATGGCCTTCTGACGTTCATACATCTTGGCCGAACCGTAGCATACAACTTTTACCATATGGCTCACTGCAAAGCCTCCCAATCTTTGGTGTGGTTTACTGTCAGATTTTTGTCTAAAAGATTTTCAATCTCCTTCAGAGTCCCCTTAAAGTCTGACTTACTTTCACCAAACTCAAGTGTTGAAAAATGCAGGCTGTCGTTGTCGTCAAAATAATAGCCGACTTCCAAAACAGAAGAGCCATTACAGTTAGGGCTTAAATGTTCTTCAGTGTTACTTACCTTATAAACTATTCTGTTTGCAAACTCCATAAGCATGCTCAGTTTTTCAAGGTTGGTTTTATTGATTACAGTCATCATTCCTCCTATGTACTGAGTTTTGAAATATACGTGCCTTCCAACCTGCATTGATAAAGCACACCTTTCTGCCCGTCTGTCTGCACTGATTTTCACAGGCAGCACAGGCATGAATACGTTTTCCACAGTGAGTGCACGTTATCCGTCCACCCCCTGAAATATCTTCGAGGCTGTAGTCTGTATACTCGTTACAGTATGGACAGTACTCTTCATACATAGGCTACCTCTAAAATAAAAGCCCCGAGCGTTCCCGGGGCCTTGACTAACTAACGTTCGTTAGTTATTTCTTGAGTGACTTTCTCTGAGCCTTAGAGTCGTGTTCCCTTACAAACATAACCGTAAATACTGTGTCACGTGCCTCTGTGATTGTCGGCGCACGTCCCAGCTCATATTGAGAACATACACGCTCAATCAGACTTGAAGTTGATACCTCGCGATAGTAGTTCAAAAAATCAGGGTAAGTCGTGTATACTGCTCCTGTAAATCCAATTTTTACTTTTTCACCTGTATGTATCATTTTCTTCCTCCATACATAGGATTTATATTACCCATACCGCCATAAACCCATATAGCAGTAGCCAATGCCCAGTAATAGACATCTTTCTCTGTTCTGTCCTTGCCGGAAGTCAGGGAAGAGATATCCACCGAAAACTCTTTTGCATAATCTATGATTTTCCAAGGGTTAGACTCAAGGTGGATTTTACCTTCTCTGAGCCAAGATTCAACATCACGTACATTTATCCACTCAAGGTATGAGAATACCTTATAGATATCCTTAGCACATTTTGAGTAGGTGTTTAAGTGACGTTCTTTTGAAAACACCTCGTCAAGGTAACGTTTTACTTTGTCGAGGTGGAAATGTTTGTTCTGCATAACCTCCTCCTATATATACTCATTGACGAGATTCTCGATATCTTTTTCTGTCTTACAGTTGCCGAACTTTCTTGCAAAGCCCTTATTCCCTTCTGCGGATGCTAAAACATTCTCACAGAACAGTTCAAAAGGACAGAAAGAGTCTGATACAAACTGTCTTAATTTTCTGAGTTTTTCATTTGCTGACATAACTCCCTCCTAGGCCTGTGCTGCCTTCTTTGCATTTTCTACACAGTGTGCACCGTAGTCTGAACAGAAGTTACAGTTTGCACATTTTGAGCAGTAAGAGAAGTCTGAGTCCATTACTCCCGGACAGTTGTCGTCGAAGTAGTACTTGCGTGTGAACTCTGAGTAATACTCTGCCCACGGGTCAGTCTCCCCTGCTCCATCAGAAGCTCCATTTGAAGCTCCCGTAGTCTTCTCAGAAGCTGTGTCTTCAGCTCCTTTATTTTCGTCAGATTTCGGGGCATTTCGCTGAACATATCGGCCTTTGGCTTTGTCCCACATGAGGTCGTCGTAATAGTCGTCCCACCAATCTCTGTTCCACGTTCCTGAAAACCCGGCAGAACTGCCTGTGTAAGAATATCTCTTGTAGGCCCATGAGTGGTTTGAGTAGTAGATACCCTTATCCTGTTCCCATCCCTTGCCCATCAGTTCACAGTGACTGTGAGCATCAAGGATAGCCAAGCGTGAGCCGTCGATGAGATATTCGATAAGCTTTTTGAGCCTTTTATTCTTGTACCAGTCATAACTTTGGATTATGTTCGACAGATAATCCGTTATGAACTTCATAGTGTCCGAGTAGGTCTTTGCACCGTCCGAGGTGATGTCCAGAATACCGTTATGAGCCACGCCTATATTGCACTTGTAATGCAGTCTCTTTAAGTTCTGCATTTTAGAAGACAGAGGGAAAGGATGAGTCATAGTTCTCTCATATCCCTGTGTTGCAATTCTAAAGTGCATAACGTAAGGCACTCTGTCACCTGTGATGGCGCGGGCCTTGTTCAATGCTGCCATAAACTTTTCAAAAGTCTCATACCCTTTGTGGATATGAACTTCACCATTGAAGGCATACATAAACCCTGCACCGTCGTCATTGTTATCAAAACAAGTCTTAAGGATATATTCCTCAGGGAATGCAACATTTATTGGTTTGTAAGCTATAATACACATAATTATTTTCTCCTATAGTGTTGTGTGTTGAGATTTGCCGGGTTTCCCCGGCTGAGATTTGTTTTTTGGTTAGCTACTTGAGTCAGTGAGGTCACCAACCGTGAGACTCCCTTCGGTCGTCTTGGTCGGTAGACCTTGCTGCGGTTAGTTCGAGCTGTCAGTTAAGTCTCCCTCCCACTCAATGTTAGGATACAGGGTGAGCATCTGACTTCTGAATGCACCACGTTTGTAGATATATTTGGCTGTAGACTCAGTAATACCTCCGAGCCAAGAGATAAGGTCGTTTGTCTCAACCTTTTCAACCGTAATTCTACGTGCATTTTTTGTAATGGTCAGGATAAGGTCTATCCAAGAGAAGAACGACCACGCATTGAGCGTTCCTCTTCCGAGTCTATACTCAAAGGTGTTTCTGTTACCATTGTTGAGTGCCACATAGTGGTTCTGACTTCTTCTTGGGGCGTCTACCCTCCACTTTTCGTAGGTGGTCTTAGCCTTGGTGTCGCACCTTGCTGTAGCCGACATATTGTTTTTCTCACAATAGCCGAAGTCAGTTCTTCTTGATACTCTTGCAAGGTCGTCCCAGTTCATATCAAAGAACGTGTAAATCTTCGCAATAGCAGAGGATTGTTCTGAGGCAGTATTTCCTAACATATTGCGCGACACATGGATATGAAGTCCACACGTACCCGGATTATGGCTCTCATATCCGTGACTTGACAGATACTTGAGCATTTTTCTCCACTTGTCAGTCTTAGACCAGAAGTCCTTGACTGTATGCGGTTCTGATATACACTCAAAGCCGTAGTTCAGGGAGCCGTCGTGTGCAAAGCGCATTTCGTTCTCTTCCAATCCGCACGCAGAGCAGAGATTAGAGGCAACTTCGTCGTTGTCCTCATCAGGCTCCTCACAGGTATCGACTTCAAGTTCAAAGCCGAACCCTGCGAAATGCTCTTTGTCCTTATACTCTCCGAACAGGACAGGGTTTGCATTATGGTCGTGAGACTCTCCGTATCCTTCGATGACGTGCCGTCTGTGTTCTTCTTCCCAACAGAAGTCACACCATCCATCCCCGTGATACTGTTCACTTGCCACATAACATTCACAGTTTTCACAGTAGTAAAGGTCGTCCCAATACCAAGTAGGTGCCCAGAAACTGTCTCTGTATCCTTCCTCGTCTCTGTAGGTCTCAGTTGAACCGTCACCTTTGTAATACCACTTATCCTGGAACTCTCTTGCAAGATTTCTCACAAGATACTGTCCGTCTCGTGTTATGACAAGGTCGTTTTTATCAAGCCACAGCCCTGTCTTATAACACTGAGCCACATCATCAAAACGGCCTGACTTATGAAGGGCCTCACCTTTCAAGGCAACTGAGACAAGAACCGCACTGTAACGGTTGCCATTGCTCTCATCGACATAGTCGACAACACCTTCAGTGTTCATGTCTCCAAAGTCCACACTCTTGTCCTCGTTTACCTTTACAGTGCGTGAGAAGCGTGTGTTGTTCAAAATAATGTCGATATTTACCTCGACAGGCCATTCCTGAGCCTTTACAGCATCAGGAACTTCTTCTTTTACTTCCTCTTCCATAGTATTAACCTCCTCTATGTTTAGGAATAAAAAAGGCAGGGAACTTACCCTGCCATTATTACTTATTTATCTTTACGAGCCAGCCACCTGTCTTTAGGTGCCACCGGCGGCGTATCCAATGCTTTTTCAACACTCCAGCCGTGTTTGAGCCTTGCCATAACTGTATGACGTTTCAGCCCTTTTTCTTTTGCCCACGTGTTGATGTTTTTCTTTACCCCTTTATATTCCAAGAGTGTCTCGGACAGTTTTCCCTGACTGATTATATCCTCAAGGGAACAGCCTCTCCTCATTCTTGCCATAAGGGTTACATAGTCAATATCGTGCAGATTAGCCCACTCTTTTATTGTGTGGGTTTCACCATTACAGGTGACTAAATCGTGCATTGACAGCCTATCATTTCTAGTTCGTGTGATTGTACACTGCATTTTCTGCCTCCTGACTATATATTACCATAATTATTTACTTTGGTAAAGTGTTATGTGCAAATCCTTATAACACAATGATTTACACTATTTACTGTATTTTAGTACCTATTTTTCTGTTGTATCTGTATATTGTGTTTATTTTATACAGAAAATACATCTCTCTCTTGTGTTACCAAATTACAGTTTTTATAGGTTTTATTTCTGAAAAGATTTATATACCTAAAGATTTATAGGTATTAGATAGGATATTTTGATTATATATTACATATCCTTTATTGTCAACATTTTTATATAATTATTTTATATATGAAATATTTTATTATTGTAAACCTTATAGAGAAAAAAAGTTTACAATTTAGTTTTATATCAAACTATTTTAAGAATTACTATATTTTTTCAAGAAATGAAAAACACTATATGCAGATAATACATAATTGTAAACCCTAAAAAATGGTTACAAAAGAAGGGCGGTTTCCTTCTCCTGCCTAATAGGCAAGTAACCGCGCCTTTCTTTCCTGCTTTTCCTTCTCCTGCTTATAGTGCAGCACGGCCCTGTCAAGCTCTGTCTCATTCCTTTCTGCCTTATATTGAACCGCGCCCCTCTTCTCTGCCTCAGCTAATGCTTTTCTGAAGTCTTCTAAGATTTCTTCCATACCTGTCTCCTTACAGATAGTTTTTCAACTCTCTCACAGGTGTATTAAGAGGCGTTGTAGCCTTTAATCTTCCTGTACTGACATTTATGAACTTTACTACGTAGTGACCAAATATCACCTCATACTTATGACCGTTTACAGTTGTATAAATCCTTCCACCCATTTCTTTTCCCTCAGGATTTCCTTTGTCAGATTACCTTTACCTCCCAGTCTCCTGTCAGAATTACATTTTCATTTACAGGATTTCCATGCAGAAAGTAAACTGTTTTCTTATGCTTTACGGCACACGATACAGGAATATCAAGAGCCGCAAATATTGCATTTAATCTTGATACCGTTGTGGATGTTGCATACCCGCAGTCAGATACCGTCAGATTGTTTGTTACTGTATCACCCTCAGCTATGGCATGACCCCACAGCTCATATCGGAATGTATTGTATTCCGACCATCGCAGTGAGTCTCTTCTCTGCTTCCGGCCATCCGTGTTGTTACCGTAATAGTTATTAACCATCGGTGATGTTTCAAAGTTCTGACGCTGACGCAGGGCATTGATGACTTCTGTCTCGATTACCCGCATAAATACCCCCTATTTTTAGGATTTGTTAGTCATAACTAAAACTATCAATCGGTAGTTTTATTTCAAACTACTAATCGGTAGTTTTAATTTATTTTAATTTAAGTTTTATTTTTAATTGCTATTTATTAATAGCGTGAAAAGTAAAAAACTATAAAAAATATTTTTAATTTATTTTAATTTAAGTTTTATTTTTAATTGCTATTTATTAATAGCGTGAAAAGTAAAAAACTATAAAAAATATTTTTAATTTATTTTTAATTTATTTTAATTTTAATTTAAGTTTTATTTTTAATTGCTATTTATTAATAGCGTGAAAAGTAGAAAACTATAAAAATATTTTAAGTTTTTTATTTTATTTTTAATTGTAGTTTAATTGTGTTTTTTAATTGCTATTTATTAATAGCGTGAAAACTAGGAAATAGAAAAAATAAAACTATAAAAAATATTTTGATTTTTTTAATAATTTTTATTGACAATTTTTATTAATACCATTATATTATATATAGAACGTTGTTCTATTAAATAATCCTAATTTAGAGGAGTGCAAAAAAATGTTATCTTTTACTATCTTAGTTTTACTTTATTTAATACCATGTGTTTATTTTTTCTTTAATAACATAAAGAAAAATAAACTTAGTATTAAATGGATAATAGCAATTATTTTATTAATGACTGCTATTTACTTAAAATCAATCAATATGTAAATATTGATATAATAGCCGATTTTATAAAATCGGCTATTTAAACTCACTATAGGAGATTTTTAATTATGAGAATAACAATTAATGACTTTATCGGAAAAAATGAAAACGATTGTAAACTTTTAGCATATAACTACTTCTATGACTACGCAAAAAAACACGCTAAATATATTAATCACATGTATAATTTTAATAGTTTAGAATATACTATTAATTTTATTGCAAATGGTATTTATATTAAATATGATTATTTAGTAAATAAACATATTGCGGATAATGGCATAGAAGAAAATAATAATGTTTATCTTCAGTCAATTATTCATGTAATGAGTTTAATTAAAAAAATTAAAAGTAATTTAAATTATGCCTCTTATTGTGATTATGACGATGACGAAAAAATAAATAGCGACATATCACAATTAAATAAAAAAGTTATCAGTAATACTCATTACATAACAGTTATTGATGTACTTGAACAATGGGAAAATCGTGACGCCCGTACAGCACAAAAAAAGAATGTATATTTTGAAAATGATAATACATTCAGTAATACTATAAAATCATACTATGGTACACCCGAAGAAAATTTATTGAATAAACTATCTAAAATGTATAGTCATAAAATGGCACAAAAAATTAGAAGTGATAAAAAGTATTATAAAATAATTGATATTAATAACAGACTTGATAAAGATTATAAACTTAATCAATCTGACTATGATTTTATAAAGTATTTTAAGAATAGACTAGGTATATCAGAATTAAACTATAAAGAGATACGCTATATTATTGATAATTACTAACTAACAATAGTTAGTTTTAATTGGCTAGTATGAAATATTACTAGCCGATTTTTTATGCACTAGTTAGTTTAAACTAACTAACTATCGGTTGTTAGTATGTTAGTAATGTCTAACTAACTATCGGTAGTTAGGATAAAAACTACCTTTCGATAGTTTTACCTAAAACTTTTTTTCCGTGGGTGCGTACCGTTCCCCACGCGCAAAACTTGTAATTTTCAGGTTCGATAATTTTTATCAATAAAAATTATTCCTTCTAAATCACTTACCCGAAACCTTTTTTCAAAAATACGTACCGTACTTAAGGCGCGCAATTATGCAGAAAAAGTAAATTAAATTGTGTACAATGTGTTCTTTATTGCATGAAAACTTGACGATTATGCACCTTTATGCGAAAATATGACAGAGTGTTAAAGGAGACTTGTCAATGACGGAAAAAGACAAAGATTTTAGAGAGCTCGTTAAAAAATGTATTGAAGCTTATAAAAACCTTATGAACGTAGGTATGGCCCTCGACTATTGCCGTGTATCAGGCAAGCAGAGAACCTTTATTATGCGTGATGCTGAGTTTCAGACTGAGACAAGGGCTATCCGCGCCGAGAAGTACCGCGAAGAGCTTGAAGAAGTGCAGGCCATCTACGACGCTGCAAGTAAGCTTGGAAATGACGGGGAGAACTGGGACGATTACGAAGGTGACGATGGCCGCACACAGGGCAAAGGAAAGAAGAAAAAGAGTCAGGTCGGAAATGACAAGGACGCACTCTCTATGCAGCTTAAGGCTGCCTCTATGCGACGAGAGCTTATGTCCCTCACAGCTGAAGACAATACCGATAATGAGGAGTCTACATTAAACTTTTTCTTTACAGCACTGACTAGAGAAGAAATGGAACAGCTCAAGGAAGTTGAGGTCAATCACGGAACAGGCGATGACTCAGCTTTGATGGCTATGGGAAGCGACGACAGTGAAGAAGACGTTGCTGCAAAGGCCAAGAAGAGAAATGAAAAGAATAAAGAACTTACAGGAAGTAATTTTGCTGACAGCATAAAGGATATGACCCCTGAGCAGAGGGAAGAGCTTATGATGGCTCTCGTTTCTGTGGAAGGAAAATAGATAATCAGACGGAGGATTATTATATGAGTGAAAACACAGTGTTGCTCCTGCCTCATCAGGAGCGTTTTATACAGTCGCCGGAACTTTTCCCTGACGTGAGATGGCACTTCCTGCTCGGTGGTTACGGATGTGGGTAAAACCCGTAGTCTTGCTATAGCTACCCTTAAACTTTGTCTTGAGCTTGAAGGTGAGAAAGACGAAGGTGGGTTATATGCCAAGATTGTAGTAGGAGGCTATACCTATGCACATCTTGAACAGACATTCTTAATAGATTTCAGAGCATATCTTGACACCTCTAAAACACCGTATCACGAGGATACTAAAAATCATATCTTCACTGTAGGCACGGTGCAGGTTATTCTTGTCCAATTACTCGAACCGGGCAAAATCTTCGGTCAATCGGTATACGCTTGTATAGTAGATGAAAGTGATGAGCTTCCAGAAGACGTAATGATTGAGGCTATGAAATCATTGTCTCAGCGCTGCCGTCAGATTATGCCTAATCACAGAGCTCCTTTCCTGATGTCTGCTTCTACGGCTCAGGGAATGAAAGGGTTCTATAGACTTTACTGTCATTATAAGAAATCAGGTATCGGATTTGTTCTGATTAGGGCACGTACTCAGGATAACTGGTATCTTCCTAAAGAATACATTATCGACCTTTGGAAAAACTTTACTGAAGTTGAGCGTAAAGTCTATATGGAGGGACAGTTTTTATCTGTATCACAAGGTAGAGTCATTCCCGGCTTCGATTGGAATAGAAACTTTGTCCCTGAGTCTGATATGGATTTGGAACTTAGACCGGGCGAGAGAGTATATATCGGGCAAGACTTTAACTGCATGACTGGTGAAACTTTGGTCAGTACTATCTACGGGCCTGTAATGATTAAAGATATAAAGGTCGGAGATTATGTACTGACAAGACAGGGTTATAAGAAAGTATTGACTTCTAAGTGTCAGGGTGTTAGAATGGTATATGACTTTAATGGCATTACCGGCACTAAAGACCATATTGCCATAACACCACAAGGAGAAAAGACATTATGGGAAGCAAAGAACTTTTACTGCCTGAAGGAGCAGTATTCAAAGGAACAGAACAGATTACAGACCGCACTGGCAAAGTTGTTCCAGTTGAAGTCGTGGATTATGACGGATTTTTATGGAAACGATGGCCTGAAAGTCCTTACTATACACGACGAGAATACTTTGCAACAAACAATACCTTACTCCATATCTACGTGTATCGAAAGTATTGTGAAGAGATACCTGAAGGTTATCAAGTCCACCACAAGAATGGACACAATGACAACAGGATTGAAAGCCTTGTCTGCCTGTCTCAGAAAGAGCATAGACGAGTACACTTGGCAGAGTCAGGATGCAATCTCGGTAAAGACTTTTGGAGGCAAAACAGAGATAAAATGCTCGCTTCTCGGAGCACAGAAAAGTTTAAGGAAGAGCACCGTAAAATCTCTAAGGAAGCTTGGGCTAAAGGAGCATACACTTGCGAAGTTGTGTGCAGTGATTGTGGAAGAAAGTTTACAGCTCGTTGCAGAACAGCTCAGCACTGCCCTGACTGTAGAGCTGCTAGAGGAAGGAAAGCTCGCGCAGATTACAAAAAGCGTTGCAAAGAAGGTGCTGGAAGAATACGAGGCAAAGGCACTGAGCGTATTTGTGCTTGTTGCGGAAAACCGTTTATCGGAAAAGGTTCAGCAAGATATTGCGAAGAACATCGAAATTATTGGAACCGTCCCAGCTACAAACGAAAGGGAAGCTGAGGTATACGATATTGAAGTAGAGGACGCACATGAGTTCTTTGCTAACGGTATTCTTGTGCATAACTGTGGATACAACCGTGGTTCAGCGTGGGTTGCAAGGAACGGTACTTTGCACTGCATCAAGAGATATGACTTCCCTGAGACGGATGACATGCCTAACATCTATAGGTATGACTTCCCTGACCAAGATATCTTTTGGCTTCCTGATGTAACCGTCCATGACCAGTACCCTCATTTTGCACGTGATTTGAGAAGAAACGATATTCACATCATCCATCGTTCAAAGTCCCCTCTTGTTGAAGACTCATGCTTCCTCATATCGAAGCTGTGTGCTCAGGGACGTATTTTAATCCACTCACAGGCAAGGGAAGTCGCTGAAGCGTTTTCTACTGCAAGCAGAGGAAAGGATAACAAAATCCCTAAGGGTGTCGGCCCTAACTCACCTATCCACGACATAGACGGGGCTCGATACGTGTGCTCATACCTCGCTCTTATCCTGCCTGAGTTCAAGGATATAAGAAAAGGTATTATGTCACACTTAGCTTCATTCCGTGCTGGTGCTGAGGAAATGGAAGAACGCTTGTCTGCTGTTGCACAGGTAGGTGCAGGTTACACGCGCATTGAAGGTCGAGCCTTTACAGAAAACAGATAACAGCTTATAATAAGGCTGGAGGCATATAATATGTCAAAGCTCTTAAGACAGAACATAGGTGGAACCGATTTTACTATGGTAGGCTGTACGCTCACAGGAGTGTGTAATTCAGCTGCCTCAGACTATGTTAAGTCAGTGACTCTTACTGACGGGGATACGCTGTCTGACGGAATGACTATAGTAGTTGATTTTACCAACGGTAACACTGCAGGAACCGCTCCTGCCTCAATGACTATTTACTCCTCTGACCAAGTAAACTATTACTCCGACTCAGGACTCACGCAGCCTTTTACCCTAGCTCCTGCAGGATGTTATGAAATTACATATACTGGGGAAGGTAACGCCTACAACTATATATCGTATCCTGTAATGCAGGTCGGCTCTGTTTCAGGCCCTCTGTGCGACGCTTCAGGAAAGAAAGCTTCAGGTGCTTTATGGCTGGCAAAAGATAAAGTCAGCATTAACTACTCAAACGGTTGTTTTAGTGTTATTCCTCAGGCTACAAACTCTATGACAGTTACAGCTGCATCTAGCGTCGTAAACGGGGCTCCTGTACGTATCGGAAGCACTGTGCGCGTCCTTTTTACACAGGATTTAACAGGTGCAGCAAACACAGGACTCGTCCTCACATATAATGGGGTTGGTATCCCTGTTATGGTCGGAAAGAACGGAAGTCTTGGAGCACTGCTTCCTTTTGACGTAGGTGGCGGTACCTATAAGTATCTTCAGGCTTACACAACCCTTGAAATGACTTATGACGGAACAAAATTTATTATTATGGGAAATCCTGTAGTAATTTCAAACTCTGATTATACTGTTTATGCGGACGGTTCGATTACATATAAGAATAACATAAAAGAAATACAAATTAGTGAAATTACTTATAATAGCCAAATATTTAGCATAGATTCAGACTATACTAAGATTTATTATGATGATAATAAAATGTGGGGTACAATACGTTATCAAGCTTTAGTTAATGTTCTTGCTTGGGGAACTCACTTAACAATAACACCGCTTGTTGGTCGATTCTCGATGAAACAACAGTTTTTTCGAGATGCAATTAGCAATCAAATGGTTTCTTTACAAGATTTTATAACTACTACAGGTGCGTTAGAGGCTTATACAATTATACAAATTACTTTTTGCGTTGGAATAAAACATATTTAATAGTTTTTTTAACTAACAATTTGTCTTATTGCAATTTCGTATATAATAAACTTATGAATACTAAAGATTAACCAAAAAAACTGTCTATCACAGTTCTTTCCAAGCGGTCTAAGTAGTACCACTATCGCTCGTTACTCTGATATAAGCTTTAGTGTTTAAGCCTATACAGAATTGCAATTGATAAGTTGATACATAAAGAGGACACATAGTAAAACCACTATAATAATTAGACTCATAAGACGGCATTCCTGTAGGTAGGTAACCTGTATCCCAAAAAACAATCGTCCCAGGAACTGCAGTTGCAGTATTCATATTTACTATTTCTGCATTTTTGATATATGTTTTATTATCTATCGAACTTTTCGTGTATGTAATCGAGCCGTCACCAATTTTTTCACACTATACAGTATAGAATTTCAAAAAATCCCCTATACAAAGTTTATGATTTAAGCTGAATATTAAACTATACTAATATTTTCAAGGGGGTAAATTATGATTTACGGATATGTAAGAGTTTCTACTGAACAGCAGAGTTATGAGTCACAGGTATTCGCAATTAATCAGCGGTTTAGGATAGACGAATGGGTAGAAGAAAAGAGAAGTGGCACAGTCGATTACAGGAAGCGAGATTTAGGAGACCTTATCAGTCACTTAAAGGCAGGAGACACACTTGTGGTTATAGAGCTGTCAAGGCTCGGCAGAAGTCTTTCAATGATTTACAAGATTGTTTCTGAGCTTAAAGACAAGAAGGTACGCTGTGTAGCAATCAAGAACAGCTTCGACCTGAATCCTGTCAATCAGAATGACATTGTATCAGAAGTCATTATGTTTGCTTTTGGTTTATCTGCTCAGCTGATGGGAATACAGAAAGCCCGTGAGCAGGGAAAGCAGATAGGAAAACGTAAAGGTGACATTCCTTACTACGTAAAGCTCAGACCTTATCAGGCAGAGATTATTAAAAAGCGTAGCAACGGCGGTACTATCTTAGGTCTCGCAAAGCAGTATAAGGTGACATGGAAGACTATGCAGAGCTTTTTGAAAAAGAGGATTTATCAGACTCCTCCTGCTCCTCTGCTTGAGCGTCCTAAAAAGCATGGGCATCCTTCATACAGGGAACTTGAGTATTTCAGAACACACGGCGGTATGTAACTTGACTTATGGCTTTTGCAGCAGTACAATTATTATGGAGTGTCTATATTTGGCACTTATTTCTGTGAGGTGTCACATGGCTTATAATAATGATGTATGGCGACAGATTGAAAAATCAGGAACGTCAAATTACAGAAAAGATAACGTTACTATAGTTCGTAGCACGGACTCATTTAAGGCTATGCCTCTTAAAACACAGGAGAGCATTAACCTTAAAATCGCAAACGCAGAACTTCAGAACGTAAAAAAGGTTATGCCTGATGTTATGTCAGCAAGAGAGGTGCGAGACCGTGTGCACTCACGCCTTACACCTGTCATTCTGAACTCATATCACTCAAAAGGCTCTGTAATATCCCGTGTATCAGACATTATGCCCGGTCTTGGTGTTCCACGGGCAGCACCGGGCCCTCAGGGATTTGGTGACGGTTATGTCGGAAACTACACAAGCGGAGCCGGTATGCCAGGAACTGACCCTGCACACGACCTTCAGATTGTTCCAAATGTATGGATATCTCCGGGAGAAGCTAATGCTATCTATTCTCAGAAAGGTATCCCTGAACTCATCATCAAAAAGAAATCACAGTCAATTCTTATAAACGGAGTTCGTATCCGTAACCCTTACTTCAAGCCTGAGTGGATGGACAGAATACGTGACAATATGATTAAGCATGACCTTGCTGACCATATTGCACAGGCTACAAACTGGTCACTGGTTTACGGCGGCTCTCTGATGTTCCCTATGTTTAAGGAAGACTCACCTGTATCAATGCACCTTCCTATGAGGGCTTTGCTCAAGGCAGGCATCGTAAAGAAGAACTGTATTGACCGTTTTGTAACCCTTGACCGCTGGAACGTAATCCACATTCCGCAGTGGAACCCTACAGCAGCTGACTTCCTCAACCCTAGAGAGTACTTCATTCCGTTCCTTGGATGTGATGTATCAGGAGACAGATGTGCACGCGTTGTAACAGCTCCACAGGCAGGATACCTTGGAAACATTATGACTCTCGGCTGGGGTATCTCAGATATGAACGGCTGGTACGAGAGTGTACTCAACTATATGACTGTAATGAGCACAATCCCTACAATGATTAATCAGATGTCTATTCTGGCTCGAACAATCAACGTAGACGGAGTACTCGCAACTGAAGGTGAACTCATTCTTGACGAGGTTGCAAATCAGGATACAATCCGCGTACGTCACTCTTCTGCTGTTGACGACCCAATCAACCTTGATGTAATCGGTAACCTTCAGGCTATTCAGAGAGACTTCAAGGAAGTTCCTGAACTTATGCGTCTTATAAGACAGGACTTCTGTGCAAGGGCTAATATCCCTGAAGAGCTTATCCTGTCTTCTGAACGCGGAGCTTTCTCTTCAGGAGATACAACAGAAGGTGCTTTGGAAAAACAGTGGGAAGCTATCAAGTACATTCATAAGGATGTTGCAAGACAGCTCCGCTACATCACATACCTTATCGTTATTGATGCTCTCGGTGTTGACCGCGAGGTTATGAAATGGCTTCCATACACCACAATCGAGTTTGATAACCCGGCTCTTACAGATGCAGCTAAGAAGGCTGACTTCTTCAAAAAAATGACCGAAGGATACTTCAACGAAGTATCAGGCCTTATGCCTGCTGGGGATGCTCTTTCAATCGCAGCTGCTGTTGGTGAGACTGATTTCCCTATTGACTCAGACGTTGTTGAAGAGCTTAAGAAGCGACAGAAGAAACTTGATGCTCAGGCTGATGAAAAGCACGAGCTTGAAATGGAGCTTCTTCGTGCACAGGTTGAGCAGACAAAAAACGCTGCCCTTAATCCTTCCCCTGCCCCAGGTGGCGTGACCGTGCCAAAGCCTAAGAAGGATGACGAAGGTAAAGGACACAGTTATGGAAGCCGCCTTCAGCAAAGACAACACGAGAAGGTAGCTGCTGGTGGAAAGAGTTTTGAGCGTATACAGAAAGTTCAAAATGCCTAACTAACGGTAGTTATTGACAATACTTATATTAAGGGAGTAGAATGATACTATGATAGTTCGTATTCACGACGGAAATGAGGTATATGAGACAGAAGCCGACGACTGCGGCTCAAAGCCTTATATTGCCATCAAAAAATGCAGAATGTTACGCTCAGGTATTCAGCTCTACACAAGGGACGAGGTTCCCAAAGAGCTTTTGGATGAACTGCCTGAAGAAAAGCGTAATCAGAAGGTATTCAGAGTATACCGACGTCCTGAGGCTATTGTAAAGCACCTCAAGGACTTCAATTACATCCCGCTTGCAAACAATCACCCTGATGTAGACATTACTCCTGACAACAGAAAAGAGTATGAAGTAGGACGTGCTGGAGGACTGGCAGGTCTTGTTACTCTTAAAGACGGAAATGTTTACGTTGAGAATGACCTTATCTTTGACGACAGGGCAGCTTACAATGAGTACGTAAACGGAAAGCGCGAGCTTTCAATCGGACTTCAGGCTGTATGGAAAGTCTCAGACTCTCCTGACTATGACTTTGAGGTTCCTGATTTTACAAACGTAAACCACGTTGCCCTCGTTACAAGAGGACGTGCAGGCCACGAGGCTAAAGTAATGGATACTATGGCGGCAGTCAGCCGTTCCATTGATAATAACTTCCGGGAAAACGGAACAGGAGGATTTGGTATGAACTTTCTGAAAATGCTCGGTATCGGCAAGACAAAGGACGCTGCCACTTTCTGCCTTAGTAAGGCAGTTATGGACTGTGCCACTAAGCTTGCTGTAAAAGGTATCACAGAAGACGAAGCCAATGCAGAAGTAAAAGCTGTAATGGAACACGTAGTTCGTCTTGGTGATAGCGACGACCGCAAGGTTCTTACTGGTATGGTTCGTGATGCTTTGACAGGAGCTGAAGAGCTCAACGGAGCAGACGAAGAAGCAAAGAAAAAGGTTTGCGATGCACTCGACGCTCTTTACAAGAAGTGTCAGGACGCAGACGAAGAAAAGGCTAAAGCCGCTATTGAAGACGCTTTGAAGGGTAAAGAAGACCCTAAGAAAGACGACAAAAGCGACGAAGGCAAAGAAAAGAAAGACGATGAAGGCAAAAAGGAAGAGGGCAAAGCCGAAGACGGTTGTGGCTCTCAGAAAGACACTGCCGAAGTTGTCGCTGAAGCTGTAGCTAAGGCACTTGATGCTCAGAAGCTCGATGACAAAATCGAAGCTGCTGTAGCTAAGGCTCTCGGTATTGGAAAAGAAAAGCCTGAAGCTAAGGGTCAGCAGACAGACTCTATGGGTGCAGGTTTCTCAGCAGAAGACCTTGCTATTGACGCTTGGAATCGCTAAGGAGGATAGAAATGGCATACACTACACCGGGTGCTAAACTTTCTGTTACAGGACAGAGAGTATGGAGAGGAACTGATAAGTCAAACGGCATTTTGATGCTTGGCGACAGCGTTCCTCATATTGAAACTTCATATTCTAAAATGGAGCTCGACTCAGACCTTGAAACTCTCGGTCTGCCTTTTGTTCCTTTTGGAAACGCTGTTTGGTACGACGACAACGACCTTGCAAGCAATGAATATGCTACAATCCACGGCTCAAAGCCTTCAGATGGTGCAAGCTTCGCTGGTATTATGAAGTATGAACAGGGAGTTATGACAGGCTTCCCTATGAACGACAAGAGCGGATACGGAAACGGTATCATGCCTCATATGAAGGGAACTCTCATCAAGAGAGGCTTCGTATGGTACAAAGACTGTTTCGCTTCTGCTTCAGGTTCAACAAAACGTGATTTCAAAGACATCACACGCAATATGTGCCTCTTCGCACGTAACGCAGGTGGTTTCCCTGTTCTCGCTGTTCCAACAAGCTTTACAAACGGTATTCCAACTCTCGCAAACTGTACTTACGTAGGTTCTATCGAACAGCTTGAACCTGAAAATGAGTCAGTTCTCATCAACATTGGTTTCAACTATGCTGTGGCTGCTCCTGAAGCACTCACACCATCTACCTAATCTGTAGGAGGATAAAGAAATGGCTATTATTACAGCAGCTCACCGCATGAGCGACTTTGCGGAAAAAGCTGAAGCTTACCTTGTAGCTAATCACGCTGGAAAGATTGACGCTTCTTCTTGCCGCATCCACATTGGTGCAAACAAAGATTCAGGCCCGGGGCTTGATGCCCGCTGGCGTCTTACAGGTATGGCGCGCAACGCCACACCTCTTTACATGGAACTTCCTGACAAAGTATTTGCCAAGAACATGATTGCTAACCCTGAGGCTATCCTCGGTGGTGACACATTCAATGTAAAGCAGACAGATGCTGCAAATGCGTTCATCAGTGACGCTATTCAGGGTCTTATGGACAAGAAAGGAAAAACATTCGAAGAAGCTAAAAAGGCAGTATTCGACTCAATTCCTCTTGTCGGATATCGTAACCCTAAGACACACGCGATTGAGGCACAGCCTTACATTAAGGGTGTCACAGATGCTGACATCAACAGTATGCAGGTTCCATTTTGGAACATCTCATATCTCAACAAGATTTACAAGCAGCCTATGTTGCAGGGCTACGCTAAACATCTTGTAACAGAGATTGGTGTACCAAACGTATGGGCTGATGCTGTGTCAATTTGGACACAGAGCTTCGAGGGTATGGCTCGTATTGCTAATGTTGCTAAGACTACAGGTCAGCACAATATCAACGAAGCAGCTAAAACTCGTACTCATCAGATGATTTCTGAGTTCGTAAACATGGTGGCAGACTTTGAAACAGCTCCTGCAGACCAGATTTACGGTGCTCTTTCAGGAAACCCTCTGACAAATGCTGCTATCGGCGAAAACGAGAAGTACACTCGCTTCATGCTTGAACAGCTCCACAACGCTCTGATTTACTTCGGAGACGGTTCTTCAGGATTTGAAGGTCTCGCTCAGCAGACATCTGAAATCCAGTGGAATGAAGCTCCATTTGAGTACATCTACGAAGACCCGACAAATGCAACAAAGGGTGCTGACATGCTTGAAATGCTCAACTACCTTATTGGTGGCTGGCTTGAAGAGCTCAACTTCCTGCCTACAAAGGTACGCATTTGTTGTTCTCCAACAATGTACAAGTGTCTCAAGTGGTCATTGACTTCTAAAGTTTACAACCAGTCAAGCCCATTGAAGTTCATCAATGAAGCTTTCGACTCAAATGGACAGAAGTTCATGTCTACAACACCTGTAAAGCAGATGGATAACTTCCAGCGCATTTATGAGTTCTGCTCAGACCCAATGCTCTCTGCTACAGACAATGCAAAGGGTATCATCAACCCATTCAACGACGATGACACAGACTTGATGTACGTAACATTCCCTGAGTTCCACTCAGATATGTCAGACACAGGTCTCACAGACGTTGTAATGGCTCCTGTTGCCTTCGACAATATGGTACTCCCATACTTCTATGGTAACAGCCGCGATGGTCAGGGAAGAACAATGATTAAGCGTGTCGGCTCAATCCTCTGCCCTGTTGACGGAGCAGTTAAGATTATCCGTGGTATCGGAAAGAACCCTAACTACACACCGTCGACCTAATCGACTGTAAGCCGCAGCGGGGACGGCGGCTTCCCCGCATAGGAGTTACAAATGGCAAAGAAATATTACATTCAGAATACTTACACAGCTGATATTCAGATTGTTCTTAAGAAGGATGGTCGTTTCGAACGAAACGCAATATTCCCTCATTATGTTTTCAACAAGCTCACAGGACAGGTTGAAAACGACGGCTACACAGAAGTAGACGAAGAGTTTTATGAGCGCCTGAAGAAGGATGTTTGCTTCAATATTCTTGTGAAGAAAGGAAAGCTTGTTGTAAAAGACGAAGCACCTCTCAAGGCTGGAAGTTTCACTCAGATTTTGGAAATGAAGGCCCGTATCAAGGAACTTGAAGACGAAAACGCAGCTCTCAAAGCTGAAATTGCAGAACTTAAAGGCGGAAAAGGCGACAGTTCAACTGAAGCTGCTGACGACGGACTTGACAAGCTTAAGCTTGACGAGTTGAAGGCAAAGGCTAAAGAGCTTGGACTTGATGCTGAAGCTCTCACAAAGAAAGCTGACGTTATAGCATTAATTCGCTCTGCTAACGCATCTGAAGGAGCTGACGAGTAATGGAAGCAGTTTTTCCTGATGGAAAACCACTTCGCATTAACAGGGAGGATTTCAGGAGACAATTCCTGACTTCCTTCCCAAAGCTTGCAGGGCTGGATAGCAACAGTGCTTCTGAGGCAGACAATATCATAGACGGTGCTATAGAGTCCGTTTATGATATTTACACAGGAGTTGCAACACTGTGGAACCTGCAGGATAAACAGACGTGGTTTGACAAGACTAGGCGCTGTTACCTTTATCTCACTGCTTGGTACATCGCTGATATGTACCCTAAGTACGTTGCAGGGGTTACAGTTATGGGAGCTGTCCCTCTTAAAGAGAAAAAGATTGGTGGTGTGGACATTAAGTTTGATACCGAGTTCTTAAGCTCAGGAAGAGGTTTGGATGTGCTCAAGGGCCTTTTATCAAATCCTTTTGGTAAAATGGCATATATGATGATACAGACTTGCAGTAAGCGTATAATGCTGAGGTAGACTATTTCTACGGTCTGCTTCTTCTGCCCTATGCCGTCTATGGGCAATCAATGAGGAGGTAGACCTTAGAAATAGTTTACTAAGGCTATATGGCATATATAGTGTTTGACAAAGTGCAAACTTTGTAATACACTTTATATATGCGTGGAAGATTTAATGACCTTACTGGTCAGGTTTTTGGTAGACTCTTAGTGCTTTCACAGGCACCAAGAATTAAAGGACGTATTGCTTTTAAGTGTTCTTGCACTTGTGGTAATACTATTATAGTTACATCTAAGTCTTTGTTGTCGGGCAACACACGCTCTTGTGGCTGCTTGTTCAAAGAGCAGCTTAGTAAGCGTTCAACTAAACATGGTGAACGCTGGTCTAGGCTCTACGGTATATGGCTTGGTATGCGCTCAAGGTGCAACTCTAAGACACATACCTCATACAAGCTTTACGGTGGCAGAGGCATCAGTGTTTGTTCTGAGTGGGACGATTTTTGTACCTTCAGACAATGGGCTCTATCAAACGGATATAAGCCTAATTTGACACTAGACAGAGTAGATGTGAATGGAAATTATTGTCCTGAGAACTGTCGATGGGCTGACTGGGAAACTCAGTGCTATAATAAGACTAATACGCGCTTTTTGATGTACAAAGGTGAAACTAAACCTTTGAGAATATGGGCAAAACAATTCGGTATTAAGCCTAGTACCTTGCGTGGTAGGCTTGATATTATGGGGTGGAGTGTTAGTAAGGCGCTAGAGACAGCTGTGCAGGTGCACAAATAATTTTTGGAGGATAGTATGGCAGAAGGGATATACGGTGATATGTTAGCTTTCTTTCCCGAACTTTTTCAGAGCGTGCCATACTATGAGCGTGAGCCTAAGGTAGGCGCAGGCTACACTGAGAAAGCTTCAGGCTATGAAGACGTAATCATAATGCCTGAAAAAACACTTGCAGCAGCTTTAAGCGGAAGAGCTATTTCTGAGTCTGCTGCTGATGTTCTTGACTATAAAGATAAGGAATACGTTTGGGTTTCCTCTGACTCTCCTATAAAGGTTGGAACATTTTTAATGGATTTGGAAAAAGGACGACTTGTGCGACTCGTAGGTAGAGCTGAATGGGGGCTATACGGAGGTTTCACACGCTTTGACTTTGAAATTGTACAAGGTACAACTTCAGAGCCTGACAGACAAGTTACAACTATTATAAAGGGGAAGTTCTAAGTGGCCGGATTGGTACAATATCAGATTACGAACGCTCAAACTCTCAAAGCCCACTCACAGGAAATAGCTAATAAAACAGCCATCAGGCTTGGTTTTGACTCAGCTAGAAAATCAATTACAGTAAGAATACGTTTTAGAAAGGGAGCTTCTCATCAAAGCTGGAACTCAGGAAAGCTTACAGAAGTACAGCAGTTGGCAACATGGCTCGTGAAAGGTTTCAGAGCAGGTAGAGCGCGTACTAAGATTAGAGCCAGGCCCGTATTTGACCAGTACCTGCAATTTCACGGCAGCGAAATCCGCAATAGATGCGTACAGGTATTTAACAGTTACAAGGGTCGGTCAATAAAAGACAGAGCTCTTATAGCTGGAGAGGAAATTAAGCGTGATTTTCAACGTAGGATATATCAAGGTAGCTTTTATCTTGCTCCAAATATGGGGCACTATGCCTTGAAGAAGATGCATTTATACGGAGACACACCTTTAGTGGCTACAAAAGCTTTGTTTAAGGACTTGGAGGTAGTTATAGAATGATAGACGGTTTTGAGAATATAAGCATGGAAAACCTCAGGGATGTGCTATCTCTGATTTTCTTTGGTGCAGAGGCTGAAGACAGGAAAAAATTTGTTGTACCTTTGCAAGGAAACTGGTATAATCCTAGTCAGGGACATAAAGTAGACAATTGGATTGGCTATGTTATTGATTCTATAAAGACAGATGTAGCTATAGTAAACAGAAGAGATGATGGTAGGCGCTATTATCGTAACTGTCAGACATCTATACACCTGGCTTTTATAGGCATTAACGCGTTTCAGATGGCATTATCAGTTTTGTTTTGGTTGGCTCGTGAAGATGTTAAAGCTATACTAGACAAAAAATACAAAGGTGTTATAAATAATAAAGAGTTTGAGTTGTACTCATCTCTCTATATGCAGGAAGGTCTGAACAGTACACTGTGCTGGAACATAGACTTCTCTCTGCAGCACAACATTTTGCTTGATTCGGAAAGTCCTATTTTGCGTAAAGCAGACCTTTCCGGCAATATAACTATTGGAGGTTAAAAATGGCAGACGATTTTCTTGGTTCTGTAGCTCAGGAGGACGTCCAGTTCGTCACTGAGATTGTAAAGACCGTAAATCCCGGCGACAACTATAAGCACCTCGTAGCATATACTGACGACAGTCAGATTGTTACAGGAGCTACACTCGCCAATGTCAAAGACCCTGAAGGAAATGTAGTAGGCAAATACGCTGAAGTAAATGCTTCTAACTACAAAAACATTGCTCAGGGTGAACTGCTTGTTTGGCTGACAGATTATTTCAGTGCCGGAGGCAATGAGTCTGTCTTTATCGTAAACGCACAGAATGGAGAGACAGAGCTCACAAAGGCACTTCTCACAGCTGCTTATGACAGAACACATCAGTGGGGATACTTCAAAACTATCTGTGTTGCAGATGAAGCTGTGACAGATAAGTTCCATCTTGACCCTGATGCTGCTTCTTGGCTTGCAGAGCTTTGTGCAACAGATGACCTTCTTTCTTCTGCGCCGCTCTATCCTATGTCAATGCCTTTGGCACAGGGCGAGTATACAGATACAGCGTATGCTGCTGTGAAGGCAGCAGGCTTTGATGCTACATGGGTCTATCACCTTCCTGTTCTTCAGGCAGATGGAACAACTTATGTGGTTCATAACGGTGCTATGGTTGCTTTGGGTCTTGCGCTCAATGTGATTAACGGCTCAGGCGTTTACGCCGGAAACTCATTTGACATGGTTTCAACAACAGCAATCACAGCTTCGGGTGTGGATGGTGCTGCACTTGACCCTACAACACAGTCAATCTTGAAACGTGATAATATCAATTACTTCAAGCCTGTGGGAGACACTACAGGAGCTGTAGACCTTCGTGGTGGTAAAACAGCAAATGGAGAACTCATCTCTGCAAGATGGCTTGTGGCATACTGTAACTATTACAACAAGGTAATGGTTGCTAACTATATGTCACGTAGGAACGTGTTCAAGTCGGCTACTACTTACGATGTGATTCTTTCAATCCTTATCAACACTGTATCACGTTTCATCACTTCAGGAAGACTTACAGGTTTTGCACTCACAGCTCCTGCTTATGCTGACCTTCCTCCTGCTGCAGCTGATGAAATTGTTGTTCCAAATGCTTGGAGTGCTGTATATCAGGATGATTTGCGTACTGTAAAAGTTTATGGTACACTGTATATCTAAGGAGGATTAAGGTATGGATAATCAGACAGCTTCATACATCGTTCAAAACGCAGGTGCTGCAACCATATCGTACAGCTATCCAAAGGAGCTTAAAGGCCCTGGTGACGGCAATACTCTTGGTGCCAATACGCCTGTAAATCTCACAGGTTTTAAGTTGAATAGCAACTACCTTGACACACAGCAGGCTATTGATAACTCGTTTATCATTCCTCTGCTCAATGGTGGTTCTATTCAGATTACAAATGACAACACTTGTGGCAGCATGATTATCAGTGCTATCCGTACAGCAACTAAACTTGAATCAGGTGACATCGTTGCCATTGCTTCAGCACAGCGTGCTGTACCGGGAGGAGACTCAACTGGTGCTGACATTGTAGTAGCCTTTAGCTTTAACGGTGTTAACTATTCAGTTAAGTTCTATAACTGTACTGTGGCACAGTGTAAGCCACTCTCCCTTGCAGGAAATGATGCACCTGACTATCAGGTTCGCTTTAATTTCTCTCATTGGGACTTTATCTAACATAAAAGGAGACGGCACTTATGGCAGATACTAAAATTGTAATCAGTGAAAATGACATAGACACAATGATTGATGACTATGCAAAACAGAGAGCTTACACTGCTAAGATATCAGTAGAGCTGTCAGGCGTAAATGAGCCTGACACGCTTCTGCTTTTACGCACTATGCAGAAGAAAGCTCCTTCTGTAGATGATTTGGCACCTATATGTGAAGCTATGCTTGACGGGCGTTCTATCTCATTTGTCACAGAGAATGGTGAACATATACACCCTATTGTCTATAATAGAGGTACAGGTAATGCACTTCATCTCATGTTTGAAGACGCACCGTACCTTTACGACAGACTTCAGCAGGTTATATATGCTTTACTGCTAAAAAAACTTACGCCGCATTTAGCAAGCTCGAACTAACTGTCGGCGAAAAAAAGAATAAAGTTACTGTTACTAAATATAGCAAGCCGGGTACGGCTGCAGAAGCTTTAAGGCTTGCATTTAGCGCAGGTAAACTTTCTAAATCAGAGCAGGTACGTAGGCAGTTAGGTACCTACGTATTTCTGTATTATAGATACAGAGATTTCTATAAAAGTGTTCCGTCCAGCTTGGACGATATGATAGACGGACTTATCTATATTCACCTGACTACACGGGAAAGCTAAGTCCCAAGGAGGCAATCTCGTGGCTGACAACGATATAGAACTTAGTTTAGGTGTAAAGTTCGACGAATCACAGTTCAATAATGCTTATCAAAGTGTAATCAATAAAGCGGCCTCAAAAACACACAATGTCCTTAAAACAGAAACAGGTAAGATGAAAGGTTCTGCTGCCGACTGGGGTGAACTTCCTTTCTATGGCATGCACGACAATTATCTTGGTAACCAAAATGCCACAAAAGCTTTTATAGCCTCTCTCGCAAGAGACCTTAAAACTCAGGGCGTTGACACAAGTAAAGGCAGTTTGGAGTATCAGGGTGCCTTAATGAATGCCGTGTATCGTAGTACTGTTCCTGACCCTATGGAACGCTACCATATTCTCACTTCACAAGGATTTATTCAGCAGGCAGATTTAACTCATCCTGACTCACCTATAGGTAAGGCTATTGAGTCTGACTATAGACTTATGATGCAGCCTTGGGCACGTGATTTCATTAAGACTACAAACTCAGGTGGTGTAAAGTGCAGCTATATTGATTTTGGGGCCATGCGTGACTATGCTGTCGAAGCTGGTCTTGGTAGGTGGATTGACTCAGAGGGCGACCAAACAGCAGATAATTTTGAACTTATAGATGACGCCTTAGAGGGTATCGAGGATAAGTCTGACAGCATTGGTAAGACTTTTGCAAATTGGGGCGAGGCACTTAAGACTGCGTTAGGTGTACTCACAGCAATTAAAGCTGTCTCAGGTCTTGTCAGCACTATAGAAAAAGTAAATCAGGCGTCAGAAAAAGGTACTATTGAGGCTGGAGGTACCCTAGATAAACGACGTGCCTTTATAGGCATGTCAGCTTTAGATGAACTTAAAACTAAGGTTGCCTCTAGGGGTTTAGGACTTGGTGAAGACGCAATTAAAAATGAAATGTACACCATGTCTGATACTATTGAGCAGTTTAAGTATTTAGGTATGGGAGACGCCTTACCTTCTTCCCTGCTCGGTATCTTTGATGACCTTATGTACTCTGATACTCCTTACGAGACCTATAAAGAAGCAGCAGATAAGCTGTATAATAGTCTCAAGAACGCGGACGTAGATGAGCGTAAGACAACTTTAATGCTGATGAATAAGATGGGACTTGGAGCTATGTCAAGTCTCATCGGACAGTTCTTGTCTAATCCTGAATATGCAACAAAATACAAGACTCCTTCAGCTATGTTTGATTTGGAAGGTAACCCTTTTTACGACGTGTATCAAAGGGCAGAGCTTGAGCTTCCTGATTTAACAAAACTGAATGAAAGTATTGCAACATCTTACAGAGAGATGGAGCTTACATGGGAAAAGGAGTTTGGAAAACCTTTTAAGCAGTGGTGGAACGATACTCTACAGAACACTATTGTTCCTTGGACGACTAAGCTTATGCGTAAACTTGGGCTGTCAGGTATACCTGCCACAGATGATGAGGTTGCATCTGATATAATTGGAAAGATTGAGTCTAGGCATGAAGCCGCTATTAAACAGCGTAACTATGAACTCACAGACTACTCAGCAGTTCTCAGCGAGGAGTCTGACTTGCAGTCAGAACTCGAAAGAACATGGCTTGGAATGAGTGACCGTAGGAAGTTTGGCAACAGCAGTAATAAAACAGCTAAGAGAGCTCAGGACATCATAAAGCCATTAGACCCATTTAATGAGAAGACACCTGTTGCAAGCAAATGGTCTGCTTTCAAAGAACTTGCAAGCGATAAGTTTGAGACGAAAGATTTCCGAAATATGCCTATGGGAATTCCTGAAAAAAGAGAAGTTTGGGAGTCAATACAACGTGCAAGGTATATGGTGTCAGTCATTGAAGAAACAGGTCTTGACAAAATCCTGCTCAATAATCAGCGTGACTTGGCAGACACATATATTCTTCGGGCTATGCAGCTTGGCGAAACTGCAGGAGATAGCTGGCGGGAAGTATTTGATTCAGCTATAGACAAGCTTCTAGGCGCTGGGGATACTGAATCAGATATTTTGGTAGAGCTGCGTAAGATATCTGCTAATACAGCTGCCTTGAAGACTATCGGAGAAAATCCTGATGCCTATAATACACTTGTGAATATATACGGCGTTGAAAAGACACGGGAACTGCTGTACAGTGGGTTACAGAACCCATAGGAGGACTGAATGAATCTTATAGATAAACTCGCTGAAGAAGGTCTGAACTTTGCTGCAAAGACAGGCGTAGGAAATAAGATAATTGGTACACTGATAGGTGTAACGGCAGAGCAGCTTGAAAACACTGTAACAGCCTTAAACCAACCTTCTCTCTGCTTTATTCCTATTCAGAGCGATAGTCTGTCTATGCGTCGTTCCGTAGATATAGGTACTACTATGCTTATCTCACAGACCGACCAAAGGAAAGATTATCTTACGGATAACGCAGCACCTAGACCTCGTACATGGACAGGCACAGGCTATATCTCTTCTCTGTCTCCTATTCTTGAGAATGGCATTCTTATTAAGCCTACAGTGCAGGCACAGCAGGCAATTCTTGAAGCTGCCGCAGATTCAAGACAGGCCGTAAAGTTCAAGACAGATTCAGGTGAGGTTGTAGATGTTCTTGTGCAGGATTTACAGATATCATCTACTCCTCAAGGCCCGGGAGTAAGGCGTATACAGTATACCGTACAGGAAGTAAAAGTACTCAATAATTCAGTCCTGGCCGGAACATTATCTGAGGCCTTGGGCAACACAGCTGCAAAGTCAGTTCCTATACGAGCTATAACTAATTTAGGACGCAATACAGCTTTAGGAGCAGGGGTTGCTGTAGCTGCTTCTGCTCTGCTTAATATAGACAAGGTTATTCCTGAGGCTAATGTTGAAAGTAATCCTGAGTGGACTGAAAGTGCTGTTAATAAGGCTCAGGCTACAGAAAGTATTGATAATGGACAGTACAGTAAGGAATATGATATAAAAGTTAGAAAGGAATGGGAAAGTATTGAAGTAGCTAAGCGTGTAACTGATACAGGTCTTATTCCTGTTGAGCAAGGGCAGCCAGTGGGAAGCGTTATGGATAACATAGTAGGCAAACCTGTACTTTATAAATATACTACTTTCAGACTGTCTGAGTTTACAGGTGCTGAGATTGATTTTGACCCTAACGCACCACGCAAAGATGGCGAAGAGCACGACAAACGCGGAGTTACGCTTAAGCAGGTAATTGGCACAGAAGAAATTACTCTACTCTGCACTCTTACGTTTGATGTAGACCCAAGTTCAAGTACTTACGAGCACTGGAATTGCAAACTTGATTACATCACTAAAGACGATAACGAGCCTGATATTGCAGATAGAAGTTTCACAGTCTATCCTAACACTATTCACTTTGATGGAGATTCGGTGTATATTGTATCTATAACAAGTGAGCTTGAGAACATCGGATTCAACGATTTAGCAAGTGCCTTTATCTCTATCGGAGTTCCTGTGTATGAGTAAGACTATTAAAGATATGACTGAAGCATTGTTCGCTTCTAACGAACAGCTTTTTGACCGTTACATAAACGTTCGCTTATGCAGAGACAAGCCTAGAGAACTGACAGGAGTGTTCACGTCTAAGCGTACTTCACTCACAGATGTTTTTAAGCCTCTGCTCAGGGCTTCAGACCTTGACTTTCAGATTGTTTGTCCAAAGACAGGGCTTAAGCCTAATATCACTGTATCAGGTGAGTGGAACTTAAAAAATACGGTTAATAATATATCTCTTACAATCTACAATATGGATGCAAACATAGACACCATGTGTTACAACTTTGCAGAAGTAGACGTGGGGTACTATAATAGTGGTATACATGTAACGTTTGTAGGTGAAATTATAAACTGCTATATGGCTAAGCCTAATCCAAACGGTGAGCTGGTCGTGAATGTAGCTTGTGCTCCTGTAGTGGGTCTATATGAACAGGGAGCCTTTGAAGTTATGTTTACCAAAGATATTGTACTTACTCCTGAGCTCATAACCACTTGTGCACAGACATTAGCGTCTAAGCATCCTAAGTATGGTGATGACTTTTCGCCTAAGGATTTAGTGACATCAATTCCTAAAGAGTGGCTTACACAGGCCTTTGCTGTCGGCAAAGGTACAAGACATTTTCGAAGCGCTATGGATTGTATAACGTGGCTTAACTCTCTGTTTGCCACATTTACATATGATACGCACTATGATATGGGCGTAGGTGGAGCACCTTCTTCAGCACAGGAAGTCTCAGGACGACTTCCTCCATTAAGGCTTGGGTTTGATACTACAGGACATCTGTTCTGTTTGTGTACTAGTAATGAGACCAACTTGCGTGCTGTTCAGTCTCTTCCTGCTATTGGTTCAGCTTTCTTAACAAGCCCTGATAGTGCTACAGTGACAGCACCTTTTAATCCATGCGTTATGCCAGGAAGTCTCGTATCTATAGATACAGCTTATTTCAAAACACGTGTAAATATGGATGCTATTCGCATAGCCTATAAAAGTATGAGTGATTTGTGGGTCGTGCTGCGAACACAGTTTACTTTCTCAACGCACACAGTAAATACTATGACCATTATGCTTAATAATGCAAAAAATAAGCCTAAGGGTAAGGACGGTTAATTTTATGGAAGCAAATGCAGTAAACACACTTATGGCACACGAAATGCGCTCAGGTGTAGATACCAATAATGTTAGAGGAACTATTGAGAGCTATACTTTTGCTACTTATGGCGTTGTTACAAAATACGCTAACGGCAGAGTTGATGTGCGCTGTGGTACACTTAAGTTTACCAACATAGAAGTTATTGTCTTTGGTATAAACGGATGGGGAATAAAGTCTGTTCCTGCTGTTGGAGACCGCGTTCTTCTGCTTTCTTCTCAGGCGCCCATTATAGACCTTAAGACTTTTGCAGCAACAGGTACTATGCCTGCTTACGATGTGTCAGGATTGAAAGCTATCCCTGTTTGTGACGACGAAAAAGCTACACAACTTATTACAGTTGATAAATCTAAGATAAAAATTACAGGGGATAATAAGTTAACTGTTGATAGTCAGGGTGTAACTTTTGAGGACAAGAACGGAAATAAAGTAACTACAAGTAGTTCAGGTGTAGCTTTTGAGGATAAAAATAGTAATAAGGTTACAACGGATAACTCAGGTATCGCGATTGAAGATACAAATAGTAATAAAATAACTACAAGTAACTCAGGCTTCAATATTACAGATAAGAATGGCTGTAAAATTGTATCTAGTAGTACTGATATAAAGATAAATGGTAAGTTACAGATTAAAAAGTAGGAGCCTTCATGGGAAAAGCAATAGCAGTTCAAGGATGTACTTTAGTTATCAGTAGTGGAGGCAGTGGCCCAAATCCTACGGTGACAAGCCAGCCTTCAACACAAGTATTAATTAATACTAAAGGTGTATTCTTTAAGGAGATAAAATTCAGTGTATCGGGAGCTAATGCAGGGGAAATCACCAATAGCGATGGGCATGGCTCAGGTACAATTCTTGCCACAGGAACTTATGTCCTAGACGGAAGTGGTAATAAGGTTGTTCTGCTTGATGACGAGTCAGCATCCGTAACTTTAAACGGCACCAAACCGGGTTCCGAGGGGCCTGAGCCTGCTACAGGTACCATAAAGGTGAAGGTATCTAACGCCGGGCAGACAGATGTTATTGCGTTGTAGCTGTTTGTGTGCTATTATGAATGAGGAGGCAGTATGGAACTTTTCTTAGTATCAAATAAAGAGCCTGATACAGAAAGATGGAATTGGGATATAGACGTGCAAGACGGAATCGCTGTCTCTGTTCCTGAAGGTGCTGAAGAAGACCAGGAAGCCAACGTAATAGCTTATCTTGAGAAAGATACAATTCCTTTAATGGCTGAGTACGGCATTGATTGGGTGAAATATCTTAATAAGCAAGTAGCTTTAGCAGAAATAGATACACAGATTCGTGACAACATAAAGACCTACCTTAACACCGTTCTCTATTCTCCTATTTACTACGCAGACAAAGGAAACCTTATTGTTAACATGGCAAAAGTTGTCATAAATACAGGAGCTTAATATGATAGAACTTGACGGAAGAAGCTATACCGTAAATACACCCACTGAAAACGCCTTTGCACTACTTGAATTTGTCAATCAGTTTATGATTGATAATGATGTAAAGAACAGTAAAGGTGAGATTGTACAATTTAAGATTTCTCTTGCCTCACCGATTTGGCTTATTATTATCGGTATAGGCTATATGGCTACAGTATGCCAAAGAATTATGTATGCAACAGCTCAGGCCTTCAATATTGCTGACTGTTCAGACCAACAGCTTTTAAGCCTTGCAAAGATTGCACGTCTTCCAAGAAAGGAAGGTTCTTATACAACAGTAGTCTGTACTGCAACAGCAAGTGCTGAAGGAAGCTGTGAAATAGAAACTAGTATGGTTGCTAAGGCTACCTACGAGGGAGTTGAGTATACTTTCAACCCTATCTATAACACCACAATTGCTGCAGGTGCTTCAGAAGAAATAATCTTGATTTGTACAGTTACTGGCCCTGTTTACTTTGAAATTGGGGCTATTACAGACCTAAAAACAGCAGAAGGTGAGGCTGTAACAAATCTTGATAGTATCAGTTCTCATGCGCCACAGCCAGGAAGTGGTGCAGAAAGCATTTCTTCTCTGCGAACACGTTTGCTTCAGAATGAGGCTATCTCACCTTTGGCAGGAGCTGTACAGGGGCTGAACGCTTTGGATGGCATTACTAAAGCTGTGATACTTTATAACTCAAACTATGACTCATCTATGGTGCTTGGCGGAAAAATAGTTCCACCTAAAAGGGCAGTTGTATTCATTCAGGGGTATTCAGATAGAATTGCTAAAGAATACTACACGCACATGACAGCACAAACATACAATGATGGTACAGCTAAAAGTCAGGCATATACAATGGAAAATGGGCAGGATTTCACGATGTACTACTACGCGCCTGTAGCTGTCAGCCTTTATTTAAAAGTAAAGGTTTCTTCCCTGCTTACAGCAGAGCGTAAGACTGCAATTACTATGGCATTGCAGAATCTTTCAAATTCACGCGATATTGGTGTAAACTTTACTACATCGTACATTATTGATGCTTTGAACACTAATCTTTTGTTCACAGAGATTACAGATATTAAGATATCCACAGATGGAATTACTTGGTCTGACACAACTGCTTTTAATGAAAGTAATGTAGGTCTTATTGCTCCAAGCCGTATTGTGTTTGATGAGCCTGTAGGAGATTAATCTATGGCAATACTTTACAAAGAACCTGACAGGCCATATATAGCAAAGCAGCTTAACGGTAGTATTATTAAAAGTTTCATTAAGGCCGTATACAATTATCTGCATATGCCTTTAGACCACCATTGTGAGTATTTTTCTGAGCTCAGTATTGAGACAGCTGATACGCCACATTTGCGCTTTATTGGAAATATTATGGGCCTTCAGCTTTTTCAGCTTTTCACCGATGTATCAGGCGGAATGTATCTTGTTTTCACAGACGAGGCTTACAACGCTGAGGATTACGACTATGATAACGGTTGGGCTGAAACTTATAGAGCTTATCAGGCAGGAGACGGTGTATTTGCTACAGGAGAAGAAACGGGCTTTCCTATAGTTTTGTCTACAGAACAGTACAGAAAGATTCTACAGGCATTGAGTCAAACTTACTCTGCTTCTGTTGACTCAATAAGAGTTATAGACACACTTGTAAATGTCTTTATAGGAAGTACTGACTATAACTTAAGCTATAACAATGGCTATGTTGATGTTTTGAATATAGTACTTGGGCCTACAGTATCAGTGCGATATGTAGCAATACTACAGTCTATGTTTGACAGACTTTTTGAAGGTGCAAGTACTACAATGTTTGTGACACATATTTAGGAGGAATGTATGATACCAAGTCTTTCACAAGAAGTAATGACTCAATATGCAAGTGACGCTCAGACAATTCAGGAGCCTCAGGGTACTGATTTTTCGCAGGGAGTGCGTGTAGGTAAGACTGTTCCTGCTAAGTGGTGGAACTGGCTTTTCTCAAATGTGACAAAACGTGTTGTGCAGTCAAGAAGCGATGCTAACGATATGCTTGCTGAGCTCAAAAATGTAGTCACAGACGCAGGCATTACTCCTTCTGCTTCAGACAATACACAGCTTAAACAGGCTATAGCTACCAAAACAGATGCACAGATAAATAAATATGTGGACACAAAAAAAGGGTACTTTATAACTTGGAAGTCTGTGCCTTTTCCTGACATTACGCTTCCTAGTGGCTATACTTGGCACCCAAAGTATTTTAAGGAACCTAATATATGCGTGCGCTATGCTTATCAGTCAGCAGACCCATCGCTTACAGGAAATTTTTACTTTGAATTTAATATTGATGGCTTACATTGGATAGCCTCTGATGTAATTCATATGCAAAGTTCTGTCTATGCCAGCAGAATGTTCACATGCTTCATAAGTCGTTTGGGCAATAAGTGGTTTTTATTAATAGGTGGACTTACAAATGTGGGATACCAAAACGCTACATTCCACGAACTTTTTGAGTCCGATGACCTAGTGCACTGGACATCAGTAAGGACTATCTCTCAATCATACAGTGTAGCCGCTGTAACTGTTAGACCATACATGTTCGTAGCTTATGACACACTCTATGTAATGACTTCCGAAGGTACACAGCAGTCAACAAATTATTATATCTACTCTACAAATAATGGGTATAGTTGGAACACCCAAACGTCACCACTCAACTATGCTTCAGTTAGCACGGGCCCGACAGAAATGCCTTGGCTATTAGGCAACGGAAAATTCATCCTAGGAAATATATACTATGACGGTGCAGTATTCTCAACGCTTTTCGGTACTAGGGCATACGCTAATTCAAGGCACTTTCAGTTTGGCGATGGAAGCGTAATCTATGAAGGTGATGCTTCGAACACTGTTTATAAAGCTGCTTATCCGGGGGCTGTAGCACAGTCTGAAACGTTATCAGACTATATTTACATGGATGATATGCAAAGTTTTAATGGAGACGCTATACTGAAAGCTGGAGACAGGTCTTCACTCAGCAATCGTAGGTACGTTAGGCTAAGTAGTAATCTGACTATGACAGACATATCTGTTCCTGCGGGCTATAATTGCGCGGTTGAAATATTAATTGAACATGGGACAGCTTATTGTGCACGATATAAGTCTGCTGATTTAGTAACGTGGGTTGAACTAGATAATGCTCCCCCTGATATCTCATCATCTAAGCGTCTAACCTTAATCAGAACAGCTGACTCAGGTATCTTAGGTTTTGGTGTAGCATATTTAGAATCAGCCGAGTTATACTATATAACTAAAAACTTCGGGCTTACATGGTTTGAAGTATCTCCATCTACGGCACATCTAGGCAGTATGATTGTTGATAATGTATGTTTTGACTTAAGCGGGTATTCAACAGCAAATGGTGTTAATCGCGTGTCAGGGTATACGCTTTATTTACGCTAGGAGGTTTTATGAACAGCACACTTGAACAGCAAAACTTCCCTGAGCCAGCCTCAAGTCCTCAGACTTTTGCCTCTGACCCTCAGTCGGTAGTAGAAAAACCGGGAAATCCTTATTATCAGAATGGTGTAGATGTCGGCTATACTGCTCCTGCCAAATGGTGGAACTGGCTTTGGAACCATATTTCTGCGTGGCTTGCAGCAAGTAAAGCAGACAGGACTGCAATGCAGGCAGAAATGCTTAATGTTCTCTCTGCTGCCTCAATTACCCCATCTTCTTCTGACGACCACCAGCTCTCAAAAGCTATCGACGCTGCATGCTATACCACCTGCGACGACTATAATGAAGAGGAAATCACAGAGGAAATAGGTGACGTCATGGTAACGCACAAGAAAAACCAGCCTTATGTAGTCGGGCATACGCTTTATATTCCCGATACGGAACTGTTGTAAAATAAAGCCTTATGGCTTATAATAAATTATTGGAGGATAGATATGTCAACTAAACTTCTTAACAGCTATGAGGCTACCTATGAAGGTGGTGCAAAAGCTGTATGTAACTCTCAGACTATGGAAGAGGCAGCAAAGATTCTTTCCGAGGATACTGAACCAAGTATTTTACAGAAAGTAGCTGCAGGAATCAGAGTGTCTGTTCCTGACCCTGCCCTTGCTTTCAAGACTTCTGTAGCAGACACTATGTACGCTGCAGGTAACAGAGCTTACCCTGTAAACGGTGGAATCGTAAAAGCCGGAGACACTGTTTTCCTCTCTGCTGTAGCAGTAGATGGATACAGATTTAACGGATGGTATCAGGGAGATACAAAGCTTTCTGAGGATGCTGAAGCTGCTGTTGTAGTTGCTTCTACTTCTGCTGTTCCTGCTGTAATCACTTACGAAGCACGCTTCGAGCAGATTATCTAAGTGTATACCCTAGGCGGCAGGGTATGGAGGCAGGAAATGAAAGAAGACGATGTATTGCACGGACAGAGTGACAATTCCTTACTTATAGAGGTTGTGAAGAGCGTTGCAGTCCTCACATCTAAGTTTGACAGCTTTGAGAAGGTCAGAAGCGAGGACAATATGGAGCTCAAAGAAAGTATTGAAAAGGTAGACCGTAAAGTAGACGGGCTCGACATTAAGCTTCAGAAAATGAAGGAAACTTATGACTCAAAGATTAATGACCTTCAGAAAGCGCCGTTGAAGGATAAAGCGGACAAGTTCGAGTCTTATGTAAAGCTTATTGTAGAGACACTGCTTGCAGCCGCTTTAGTCGTAGTGCTTGCAAAAATCGGTCTTAAATAAAAAGGAGGACGGCATAAATGGATGAAGTATTAGGACTTGCCAAACAGATTGTATCAGTTGTCGGTACAGTCGAAATGATTAAAAACTTTGATAAGGGCAAAAAACTTCCGGGTTTTGCATGGGTTATTCTTACAGTAGTTTTGGGAACTCTTTCTGTTATGCCTTTTGTGCCTTCATGGGTTTTAGACGCAGCACTTGTTGTTTCTGTCTCTACCCTGTTTTACGATGTAATTTTACAGAATATTAAAAAAGCTTTTGCCAAGAAGTTTGGAGGGGATAATGAATGAAAAAATCAGTAGTACTATTTGGATTGGTTTTTGCTGTGCTGTGTCCTTTGTGGTGTTCTACATCACTAAGCTCTTCGGAAAGAGAGGAGCTGACTCAGATAGTGGAAGAATTGAACGGGATTGTGGACGAGCAGCAGACAATAATAGAGAACTCTCAGAAGAGGAACGAAGAACTCGAATTAAACTCGAAGAAGCAGAGCGAGCGAATCAGCGAGCTGCAGACGTCATCCGACAACAAACAGAAGATTATAGACAAGCAGCAGAAAACAATCGACGAGCTAAAGAACTCGTCAACCGAGCCAAAGAGATTCTCTCTTCTGACTCTGATTAATTCATTTATTGCCGCGTTTGTATCTTTCTGTGGCGGACTTTTAATTGGAATAATTTTTCTGTAGGAGCTTGATATGACACTTTTGAATACCATAAACGTAGGCGGAACAGATTTTGGACTTCTCAATACAACAGTCATGGGTGTTTGCAGCACTCCTGCCGGAAGCGAGGTAAAAGCCTGTACCTTCGCAGATAGCTTTGAGCTCAAAGCAGGTGTTGTTGTAACAATCAAGTTTACCTATGCAAACACTTATGGTGACGGAAGCACGACATATCCTAAGCTTTCGATAAACGGTGTCACAGGAGCTATCCGAAATGCAAGCGGAAGCCTTGCCTCTAATGGTGCATGGGCTGCTCAGGCTTTAGTGCCTTTCTTGTTTGACGGAACAGATTTTACTCTGCTTATAAGCAACGTAACAGACACAGTTGCTTTGAGTAATATGTATTCTGTTACTAGTAATGCGGTGTCAAAATGTTTGGGTTATTCCTTTGAAGAACATAAAACAGGCAGATATTGGACTGACGGAAAACCGACTTATGAAAAGATGATAACAACAACTATAAATGGCGATTTAAGTGGCTATGTAGTAATACAACACAATATTGCAAATATTGATACACCGTTAAGAATAGTTTTTGGTAGAGCAAACGTACCAGATAATCCTACTGATTTCGTAACAATTCCACTTCAGTTTGATAGTACAACTTTTGTAATGTTTGGACAATTTACGAAAGCTTTTGTGAGCCTATGCGCAGGTACGTCAAACTGGATAACTTTAAGACAAATAACATTGAACTTAGAGTATACAAAAACAACGGATTAAATATTTTATTCAATATAAAAATAAGAAATTACAACCCAGTTTACGATATTGTTTGGTGTACCTCGTAAGTATCTACCATCTCCGGACACATTAATATTATTGTCTAAACTTGCTGTTCCCCAATTCCAAAAACTAGCAAATAATTTTTCAGTTTGTTTATGATTTTTTTAGGTTATGGGCTTACACTGTTTTTAGGTGGTAGCTTATAGATGAAAAATTTAATTATGGGCTTGCGGTTACAGAATACATATTATCAAAAGTTGACTTTCCTTCCTTTTAGCTTTATCATATAAACTATGATTAGGAACATTAAACAGTCAGACAGGGACTTGCTCCCTGAGATACAGAACTGGGGCTGTCTTTTTCTCTGCTTTGCAGATGCTTCTCCGCTGATTTTCGATGGAAAAGAAGGCAGGAAAGCACTCAATAAGATATGGCAGGAAGCCGTAAAGAAAGGATACATCTCAGGGGATATAAACCACGACGGAGACGCTGACGATGACGGAGAGTCAGAAATACAGAACCACACAGCTCTTGCAAATGAGTTTTTTGCACTAAGTGTCCGATATGATAATCAGCACCATAAAGCAGATGAAAAGATACCTTCTAAAGTTGCACTTGTGTTTGGAAAGTTCGTTTACAAAGGCGGACATTTTGTTCGTCTCAATAAATCAAAGAAAGTTATCTATGACTCTTTTGGTAAATCAATAACTGTACAGAACGGAAGATTAGATACAATGAGGTGGTATTATGAAGCCTGAAAAATATGAATACCTTGTAGTCACTACAGATGGACAATCACATCGTATTGTGGCTGACAGTATTAAAGGAGTCCTTGCTGCTATTGACGAGGACGAGACTCCGATTGCAAATATCTTCAGAAACGTTTCGATTTTAGAAGGAACAGTTTCAAAGCCTGCTAAGGTTAGTACAAAAGTTCTTCCTGCTGTTGCGTTTGATACAGGATGCCAGGCTTTCCCTGTTCTTCCTGTTGATACAATGCAGGGAAAAGCTATCACACTTTGTGCAAACGCAACTCCTGGGTGGAAGTTTTCAGGATGGTACACTCCTGACGGAAAGGTTGTTTCAACTGACATTCAGGCAACTATCCTTGTTGAAGAAGCAGGAGAAACAGTCTATGAGGCACGCTTCTACCCTGCAGTTTAAGCTTGACAAATACGCCAAACTGCCTTAGAATATAATTAAACTTTTTGGTTTTTGTTATATCCACAACTACTCATCATCGCCCCCTGAAATCTCCGCAGGGGGTTCTTTTTTACAGCTCTTCTACTGTGCTGTCTTCGCTCAAACCTTCCTGATGTATCTCAAGCTTGCACAAGTGATTTTCAGCATTAAAGTTTTCAAAGCAGATAGCTCTCATGCCAAAAATAGTTGTTGCACTTGTTGTTTTGTGCAAGTCGCGGTAAAGGCTATAAAGTGCCTGTGAGTGACCTGCAACTTTCTTTGCTTCACGCATGATTACAGCTTCGTAGATGTAAACTTTTTTAGGACTACCCAAATAAATAGTACAGGCGGCCAAGCCATAAAGCTTGAACTTGTAGCCAACTGCATCCTTGCGTCTTTTTCTTTCCTTAGACATTTGTATCCTCCTCTTTTCTTTTTTCAGCTAGATATATCGCGCAGGACAAAGCAAACGGAGCGATGATATCAAAGAACATCGCCGGAACTGCCTGCATAAAAAGTCTCAGCGTCTTAGGCTGCACTTTTATAAATCCTGATAGAAACTTAAACACGTCTTCCTTCTCTTCTGTCACCTTGCTTGCAAGCTGAGGCTTAGAAGAAAGCAGGGAAGAAAGCTCACTGCGGATAGCTGTTACTCTCTTTCTCTGCTCTGTAAGCTCCGCTGAAAGCTCGTCATATCTTTTCCAGCTTCTGTTTTTCCACCACTCAGCTTCTTCAGTGAGTGACTTTTCCGTAGCCACGGCCTCGTTGAGCTCTTCAGTCTTCAGTTTTACCTGAGCCTCATAAGCTGCAAGTTCCTCACTGTTTTCTACGACCTCACTCTTCTCAGCCTCTTCTACTTTTGACCAAGAAGTGTAGTTTATAGTCAGAGTAGACAGCATGGAGTAAGCGATTACCATAAGACCAAGCAGAAGAAAGACAACTGAGAACATTCTCACGAAACCTTTTTCCTGCCAAAACCACCGGGCAGCTGTAAAGGCAGTAGAAGAAAACATTACCATTACAGTTCCTGTGATGATACCTACAAACAAAGGGCGCCCGAAGTATTGAAGTGTCTTTGTAGAGTGATACGCTGACATCCCGGCACTCATAATACCTGTAATGCTCATCACAGCAAGTATAACCATTAGCACAGAAACCACCTTCCGAACCGTCGGTTTTTGTAGTTTTTCTACATTTTCAGCTGTTTTAGGGAAATTTTCCTCTAATTTCCTCTGATTTCCCTCAGTCTTTTTCTGAAAGTGTCTGAGTATTCCTGTAGTCAGGGCATACTTATAATCAAAGCGGTAGCGGTCTTCACGCTCAGAAAGCTCCTGCATTACAGCTCCGACTTCTTCCTTTGACATCATGGTCGTCGTGGCAAACTCAGCAGGAGTAAGCACAATACCTGACTCCATGATTATTTTATTCTTACCTTCGATGTACTTTTCCCCTGTTACAGGATGAACTTTTTCTGTAATCAAAATACCACCTCTTCATCATCGTCTGTTTCTTCTGTTTCTTTCACAAGTCCTTTATGTGCTGCATACTCCATAGCACAAAGCCAGTGAGCAAAGTCCTCATAGTATCCGTCTTTATGACTCTTTGCAGCATCATACACAAAGATATCTTCTTCAGGAACTCCGTCAGCTATAAGCTCGTCCTTGAAGTCGTCCATAATATTTTTAGGAGTTATGATAAGTGTCGGCTTACCTTTACCTAAAGCTGTCTGTGAAGCAATCAAACTCTTTCCTGTTCCACAGGCAGCATTGACCATTGTGTAAGGACGTTCAATAGAACGCTCGATAATTCCTTTCTGATAGGCATACGGTTCTCTCATAAGTCCTCCTTCAGCTCAAATATCTCTCTGCTGTTGGTTTCACTTATAAGGTCATCACCAAGGTCAAGTGCAGAGTAAATACGCTCTTCGACAGAACCCTCAACATATATTCTGTAAGCATACTTCATACGTGTTGTAACTCCACGAAGAAAGCGTCTGCGGCTCTGATAGTCATACTCTACGGAAGAGTTAGAGCAGGCATATATTGTGTAGTCACAGTTCTTCATAAAGTTCACACCGTATGCAGCTGACTGCTGATTGGCAATACATATACGGTAGCGTCCTTCCATAAAGCCTTCGCGTGCATCCTTCTTCTGCTTGTCGGTCTGCTGACCTGAGAAACAGCAGGTAGCAATGCCAGCCTCGTTCAGTGTATTGGCAAGCAGTTCCATAAAGTTAGTTCTGCATGACCAAATAACAATCTGATGTTCCTCAGGGTCAATTTCCTCTACAAGCTCCATAATGGCTTCAAGTTTTGGATTTGTCTTGAGCGGTTTATAGGTAGCCTTAGGCTTCTTGCACTGTGCATGGAGCGGACAGAGGTTATGGAGAATACTAGCTCCCTTGTCTTCTTCCTTGCAGGAGAGGCAGGAAGAGATAGGCTCAAAACCATTGCATACATCCATAAGACGCTGACCGAGCTCTAAGGCTGCACTCTTTCCGAGCACGAGATTGTCAGTAAATCCGAGTGTTACAAGCTGTGCATAAAGCTTTTTAGCTTCCTCTGAAAGCTTTGCCTTACGAACGATAGGATGTTCGATATACTTTTCAAGGGTAGTATCAAAAGCATCTTCACGGCTTACGATTTCTGTACAGTACTGATAGCGTTTCATAAGAGGCGAAATATCCTTAAAAGGTTTGTACTTCTTATGACAGATTATCCACCACAGATTTTCAACAGAGATATTAAGCTCGCGTGAGACACTGTTCATGGAAAGTAAAAGTCTTCCTTTGCCTCCTATATCCCACGCCCTTGAAAGTCTAGCACGGATACCACACCAAGAGTTTCTATCGTTTTTTCCTGAGTGTTCAGGAAGAAGAACTCGGGCCCCGCGCTGTGCATGAAGTGTCATCATAATACAGTACTTCTCAGCCACGGCGAACATTCCCTCAGGAAAGGTTTCTTTGTCAAGATACTGATACTGGTCTATCATGTTCAAAGGTGACTTACTTGTCAGTGTTCCTGTAAGAGCCATACGTTCACCGTACTTTGAAAGCAGCTTAATACAGCGTGTGCGAGTTGATTTTTTATTTTCGGCCACAGGTGTATTAGTTTTAATGCGTGAACTTTCATCAAGTACAATAAACGGGTCAGGACAGGCAGAGAGAAAAGACTGTACGAGTAACGGTAAGTCCTGTTCTGTCACCTGCTTCTGAGCCTTGAGCCCTGACTTTGAAAATGCTTCTGTATTTACGATAACAAACTTCTGTCCCATATTAAGCCATCTTCCTTACATTAAGTGTCAGACTGCTTTTTTCAAGCACCTTGTCTGCAATAGTATCTGCACCTATAACATACTCCATACTTTTTTCTGCATCCCATACAACTACGAATATTGATAGGTTTGGATGCTCCTTAAAAAATCTCGGCTGCGTAGGTTCCATGGTAAACCTACCGCTTTTATAAGCTACTTTGAACTCAAAGAACAATGCTCTGTTGTCTGCATTGACTAAAAGTGTGTCAGGAAATCCCGGCTCTTTTTCTTCGTTCTCGATTTCAAAAAACGCTCTTGGAGGAGGATAAGTTCCTCTCTGACCTTCCATCCACCAAGTCTTAAACTCCTGCTCATTCTTAAACTTGAGCTCAGGACGATAAGTGCGCATATAGCTGTGTCTGTTACCGCTCATAAAGTTTCTCCATATGCAAAGCGTCGGCTACCTGATACTCAAGCGTTGCACCCTTACTGCCTTCCCAGCCTCTAAGTAATAAAACGCTCTTGCATTTCAAAAGCATTTCCAAATCAGCCTTCATGTAGTCAGAGTACGCAGCTTTACGTCCTAAGGCTTCACACATAACCTCAACTCCGACAGCTATGCTCACAGGAGTGTAAATCTCCCGGAAGCCCAGCCGTCTTAAGTTTGCCTCTGCTTCAATGAAAGGCTGTCGCCAGTCCTCTCCAAGTTTTTGGAGGGATGTAATCGGCCCCGATATATAAATCGGAGCTCTCTTATCTGTTGATTTATTAAGCTTTACCATGACTATAATATAGCACGACTGATAATTATTGTCAATAATTATTGATAAAATTAAGCAATATTTTCAGCATTTTCTTCAGCTTCTTCCTCTTCAACGTTATAGCAAAACTGAGCAAAGGTAAGTCCGTCATCCTCTTCTCTGCTTGAAAACTGTGCTACGCGTTTCTTAAAGGCAGGGAAAGTACCGTCGTGGATTGCTGTGTAGGCTCTTCTTACAAAGTCTTCACAGTCTCCAAGAGAAGGCTCCCACTCAACACCGTCGGCCCAGCTTGTACCGATTTCAGGGCAGGAGATAATAGGAAGGTCACAGCCGGAAGTATTTTCCATGCAGTTACGGATTTCCATAGTTCTCTTTACAGCTTTCTCTACATCTGTGCAGTCGATATCAAAGTCGTCTTCATCGTGAACGGTGATAGCCATTTCATCAATGGTAGTCTGTTCAGTTTCCCAATTATGCTTCATACCTGCAAACACGGCTATAGTTGCAAGCTTGGTCATATCAGAAGCAGAACCCTGAATAAGATAGTTCATAAACTTATAGGCGTCTTTATCTTTGCCCGGTCGCATATGAACTCTTCTTCCTACGAGAGTCCTGATGTATCTTCGCTTAATAACAACATCCTGTACCTGTTCCATAAGCTCGAACAGCCAAGGGGCAGCCTCAGATACCTTCTTATAAAGGTCTTCAGCGAACTCCTGAGTCCATCCAAACTGGGTCATCATTCGAGGGATTTGCATACCGTAACCTACACCGAAGCGAAGGTTCTTGGCATACTTTCTTCCTGCTTTCTTACCGTGCTGTTCTGCAAGTCCTGATACTTCTGTAACGTAAGAGTGCTCATCCAAGAAAGGGTTGTCACGGTACATCTGACGGATACGCTCTCCGTTCTTTCCCGGGGCAAACTGAGCCGCAAGGCGGTTCTCCTGAGCAGAATAGTCAAACTTTACAAAAGCGTGTCCTTTCTCTGCCACGAAACATTCACGACACATCTTTGCAAGGTCTACAGCGTGGTCTGTCTTTTCAAAGAGCACAGTCTTAGAAGGACAGTTATGTACTCTGAAACCATTTGCAATAAATGAGTGGTCAGAAGAAGCAACTTCTATGTCGTAGACTTTGTAGCGGCCTGCAACTGCATGTGTAACTTCCTGTGTGCTTTTGGTGTACACAAGGCCAAGTTGTCCAAGCTGTTGTTTAAGGGGTTCGTATCTATGTGATGCACATGAAGGCTTCTTGGCAGGTCGTCTACGTCCAGACCAAGTGCCTCCGCGAATACCACCCTGTGAGTAAGAACTCTTCGGAAGCCATCCGTACCACGTTTCGCAAGCG